AACCCGGATAATTTTGCGGCCTCGCGGTGATTTTTTGCTTCAACATCTCTCTCTAGAGTGCCATCACCGCCCCAGAGAATAACTTTATATATTGGCACTTCAACCCCCCCCCTCGGTTGTGGTGTTTTCTTCTAATAGTATTCTAACAGATTTCTAACAGAATGTCAACACTATTTTGAAGGATATTTTCGAGACACTGTTTCATTTCTCTTCGCCTCTCGGGCCATACACCCGTTCCATGCCCGCCAGAGTCACCAACCAAGCACCTCCTGATTTGCGGGCCTCGTGCTGGCGAAACCTACCTTGCTGGCAAGCCCTTTTGACAGTGCTTGCGTCCATTCCCCAGAGTCTTGCGGCCTCCGGGGCTGTAACTACTTTCCCAAGTCGCATCCGTTTACCGCCTCCATAAAACGCGGGTCGGCAGCTAAAATTACCTCGTCAAAATTACCGTGATGCAAAATAACCGTAGTAACCGTAACCTCGTGCCCAGCGCGGCCTGTTTTTGCAAGCTGCTCTTGCCAGTCAGCTCCACATACAATTTTCGACTCGCTGGTGACGGTGTAGTTCTTGTAACTTCTAGTTTTTTTCATGTTTCTATCTCCCTTGTTTTTTATTTTCGTTAGGCCGGGCGGGTTGCCCGGCCTAACCGTTTTTTTCTCTACCAGGTGTGGTTCCAGTCGTGTTTCACCGTTCCGTCCGGCATTGCGAACTCATAATGGATGTCTAAACTGCACTCTTCCCTGCGGTCACAGCAACCGGTGCTCCAGCGTCGCAGCAGAACAGGTTTGCCAGTTTCTTTTGCTTCATCGAACTTAGCTTTTCTAGCTGCTTCGCTGGCAGGGGTTGCCAGTCTTAATCTTGCAGCCTCTTCTTTTTCTTTGCTTATTAATTTCAGTTCCGCAATAATGCGGGGCTTTGCTGCTATTAACATACTTCTTTCCTTGTCAGATAGCTTGCTGGCGTTCGGCACTATCAGTTGGCCGTTTGCGTGTAGCGCGATGGTGTATTTGCTAATTAACTCTCTGTATGTGTTAACAACTTTCTCTACCACTGTTTTCGCCTCTCTCCATGCCTGACGGAGGGCTAGAGCCAATCTTGCATACCAGTCACCAACCATTTTCTTAGCGATTTCGTGAGCTCTTTTCATGATTGCTTTGCGGTTGATTTTCATTCGCTCGCCCTCCCGGCTGTTTTATTTTGTTTCCCTGTTCTTGTATATAATTATACCATCCCGAATACGGGATGTCAACACTTTTTTAATGAATATATAGACTTAAAAACCAAGTAAGCACGCGGCTTCCAGCGTTTCCGTAAAAATTCTTTTTAAAATAAAAAAGCCTCCCCGAAGGAAGGCTAGTGTTTAAATATTCTATAGAAAGCGAACAAAGCAAACGGTATTCTCAGCGATCCGTATAGTACCCAAATCTGCAGGACTGATAAGTTAAATATCATACAAATTGCAGCAATCAAAAAAACCGTTGCAATGGCTATTCTGGCAGACTTGATATTGCTATGAAAATACGATATAGCTGAAGCAGCACTGGTCAGAGTAGAGGCGGCCACAAGAAAAACAATCGTTGCTATCAGCATACCTTTCCCGGCACTCACAGCAGCAACAGAGCCGACAAGTAGCATATATATGCCAAAAAACACACTGGCTAAAATAAAAGGCTTGGTATTACCGCCGAAAGCAGCCCTGCGCTGCCACATCTGCTGATCCATGACCGGGCCACAAAAAAGGATTAAAGCCCCGTATAGCCCCCAAGAAATATCGGCACTGGCAGAATGCTTAATAATTATGCCGTGACCGCTCATAAATATGACAGTCAAAAGTAACCCAATCCACAGCACGTATTTAGCCATATTTCCCTGAATAACATGAGGAAATCCCCACATCACAACTCCCAAAACCAGTAATGTGCCAAGAAATAGCCATGAGTAGTTATTTGTATATCCGATCATGCTTACCGCTGTTTTTATTGCCGTTAGATTTACTAAGATTGAGAAAAACTGTATTAGATACTGAAATCCTGAATATACAGGTTTCAGATTACCCGGCAATATTTCTGGCAGTTTCCGTACGTCCTTGCTTATTTTCGCTGCAGCAAAGCCAAAAACAGCAAGCGTTAAAGCATTGGCGGCGGCCCAAATAGTAAATGCCTCAACGCCTTTGTTTTGAAAGACCTGTATACCAACTATAACCGACACGCCCCAGGCCCAGGAAGCTGCTATGCTAATAGCCATTGCAAACATTGAAAAATTGCCCGAACCTAAAATAAATCTATTATACAAAAGTCTTCACCTCCGGAAATTCGTTAACTAATTGCTGAAATAAGTCAGGATGGTAATATTTTAACTCTGCCATCCTGCCGTTTTGCGCCCAATACAGGCCGCTCCAATTGCTCAGCCGTATCAGTTCGCGGCTTTTAAATTTATCATTGTCGTATTCAGGATGATAAAGTATGTCGTTTGTCACGATATAGGCCCAAATATCCCTTGCCGACCAATGCAGCAACGGATTACATACGGTTATTCCGTCTCTTTTTCTGTAGTGGATATGGCCATATTTTTTGGCGTACCAACGTCTGCCATTACTTTCATCAGCTCTGAGTCCTTGAAAATAGCCGTCAATGTTATTTTTTTTAACGTATTCCGCGAAAGCAAGCACAAGGTTTACCTCTTTCACAATAGACCTGGTGACGCCTTCGTCTATCTCCGGAAGTCCATATCTTCTATAAATCTCAAACATCGACATCGACGGATAAATAATTTGCAGGTTTATCCCGTACATAGCTTTTATTCTTTCTATATACGGGTAAGTTTCCGGCAATTCAGCTTCCGGGCCCCTATCTGACCAAACAATAGGTATATCCGGCATCTGTTGAATGAGCATGTGCATCAGAACGATAGAATCTTTTCCGAACGATACGGCGACATAAGGTTTTGATATAGATTGTAACGCTTCGGAAATAATATTCCTGGTTTTTTCTAACCTTTTTTTGAACACCGGTAGTTTTGCGTGCAGTCTATACAATTCCCGCCAATCATCCAAGCCGTGTCACCCCGCACCCCATAGTAGTTTTTGCGCCAGTCCCGGAAAACTCAGCAAACCTGGCCAGTGCAACAAACTCACGCAACTCCTTTTCGTCCCCCAACCACTTTAGTCTTACGCTACCGCAAAAAGCTATATTCGGCTGATAGTCGGCTATCTGCACGCGTAATGTGTTTATATTTGCCCGCCTAACCTGTATTTTTTCGGACTTTCTTTTATTTTCGATAGGTATTTCTATACCCACACGAGCGGGTAATAAGCTATTCCAGCGGTTTTTCCATGCTCCAATCATTAACCAGGGATCGGGTAAGGGATAAGAAGTCTGAGCTTTTTTGAAAAACGTGTTTAGGAAACTCAGTTCTATCAGGCTTGCCGGGTTTTCAGTAAAACACTCTCTAAAATCCATCTGGGAAACTATTTCCGTATTCGGCAACTGACTAACTGCTATTTCAAGGCTTGGTTCCATGATGCAGATAATGTCCGGCAACTGCACACTAAACGGGTTAAAGTCTGGCTTTGAATGGATGATCTGTGCCATCACCGGCGATACCCGGCCAATGAGTTTTAGTGCTGCATCATAGAGCTGTTTGCCGTCGTTAAATTTGACAGGTAATCTAACCTTGATCATACTACCACCTCCGGCATCATACAGACTCTTTGGTTCGAGGTGTGCCAGTACGGGGATCTGATTCCATATAGCGCAATCCTAGACTCTTTGACACCTTCAGGAAATCCTGACTCAACGGGAATAGCTCTGGTCAATTTTCCGCGGATGACTAGACTCCAATCATCCGGCCATGGCTCAACAGTCCAGCATTCTACTGCTCCAAGTCCCTGACTTGATTTTTTGCCGATATGAGTAGCAACCTCAGTCAGTTCGCGTACAGCTTCTAGATCGCCAACAGCGAACCATTCTAGCCTATCGAATAGTTGCACGACAAGCGGCATCCGGTACGCCTTGTTTTTGCCGGATTTAATATCAACCTTGCCACGTTTGCCCTTGAAATCAATGTGCTGGTCAAGGTGATCGTCAAAACGTTTGTGCCAGTGCATGACGTATTCTTTTTGAGAAGGCACTGTATTGAAGCTGCACGCAAAATACCAGTCCTCGCCTTCTCCGCATCGGGCAAGCGGTAGATCCGGTACAATTAGATCGTTGGTCAGTAAGTGACTGCTGGCATTGTAGTACGCTTCCGGATGATTTCTCCGCATCCACTCGGCGGCCATAATGCTGTCAAGCGGGAAATATGGATCGGTTCCCGCTACCCTTCCATCCTGCATTTTTGCCGTAATCTTTAAAGGTTGCATTATTTTCCACCTGCCGACAACCAAGCTTTAAACTCGTTGCAATATTCTTTACTAGGAGATAATGAGCCAGCACTATAACATTCACTAGACCATCTTTCCCATAAAGAAATGAGCTCATTGTCGGATAAATGCTTTACTGCCTTACTAAGCGTTTTCCTAATGACTGAAACGTCTGATTCTTCCGGTTTACCTGGTTTTACAGTTTCTCCGCTCAACAGCTTAGCCAGCTCATCGGCGCTATTTTCCAAATACCTGTCGTATAAAGTCACCAAAAACTGATCATAACTCTGTTTGGCTTCTTCTGCTGGTTCTGATAACCAAAGGCAGTCAGAGGAAATTTTCAGGAAAATCCCTTCAGATTCTTTTTGTCCTGCTTTTCTCCAGGTGTATTCGATGTCTACGAGCCCGTGGCCGGTGCCGCTCTTACCCCCAATGTAGCTTTTCTTGGAAAATTCCACTAAGGCAGACACAAAAGCCCCAAGCTCCAAATCGGACAGATCGCATAAATCAATACGCTGGTACATCACAGCACCTGCCGCCAGCATTTCAACGGTATACCGCATCTGCTGTGGAGGATCTTCTTTTTTCTTTTTCTTTTTGTCATCCTCTGCCTGCCCGGTTATGGCAAGTCCATCTGTTTCGGTACCTGTTAGGTATTTACGCATGTTCTCGTTTTTGGCATCGTCCATGCGGGTAAAGCTCTTGTCGAAAGTCCATTGCCGCCAACTTGGCGCATTTTCGTCTCTCAAATGTTCAGGAAGAATTCTCTGGCATTCTTCCGTGAGTGGATACATAGCACCAACCTTGATTTTGCCGGTTAGAATCTGATTACCTACGCCGCCGCCAAACACGCTGAGCATCGGAATATTTCTGCGATACATGCGGGCCTGGTCTATGTCAACTGACTGAGCGCCACCAAGGGAACCGCCTGAGAACAAGAGATAGAACACATCGGGATTGTACTGCAAATTCCCAAGCTTCTCGGTCATATAGGCGGCGCATAGATCGCGAAGTTGCCCCCTAAATGCGTTCCCGCTGTAGGTGAATACTTCCAAAGGTTTTCCATCTACCCCAATAACAGTATCAGTTGACAAGAAACTGTCAATTCCTGAACTTTCCCCAATATGTGATAAAGGCGACAATAATGTGATTTTTCCATCCAATCTAATACTAGACATCAATAAAATCCTCCCCTAATTTAATTTCAATAGGCTTTTCGCGTTCAAGCCTGTCCCTGACCAATAGCACAACTAAGGCAGTTTTGCGATAGAGATAATCCAGCACTGCCCGGTGATCCGCCTCATTCAGAACGTCGGTAAGGAATTGGCGTTTCCCGCTGTCTGCCACCTCAATAACTGATCCGTCAGGCATAACCCGCATACTGACAATGCCATCCGGGATAGTCTTTGCCCAGCGTGGGTGAATCGTCCCGCATTGCAGTTTAGGTTTGAGTTTTTCGATAAAATCCCCTAAATCCATAGCACGCTTTGAGGCTGATTTGACAGCGTTTTCGATCCTTGTCCACATCTCAGGATTGACTTTAAAGCGCTTCGCGTCGCGGCTTCGGTATATGGCATATACCAGCAGAGCAGCAGTGGCAGCGTTTTCTTCCTCTGTGTCAAAATTGTAATACATTTATTCCTCTCCTTTCTTTTGAGCGACAAAGACGGCCAAATCGAAAAGCCTTGTCCCTCTCACTCCTGCTATTTTCCCGTCAACTGACTGAAATTCATTCAGGCCGAACGTCTTGATTCTGTTCTGGCTGTACCTGCCGGTCTTGATTTCCTCTTTCGTAAATACGGTATACAGTTCTTCGATAACCTCCAGCCATTCGCGGAGCAACGGCCTTTCTACGCATATTAGCGTTTCCTCTAACTGTGCCGGGAATCCGTCCCGCGAATACGCCACTTTAGAGCGGAAATGTAACCACTTCTGCCCTGACACAGCAATACAGAGAACAAAAGGCGGCTCAGGAGGTTCAAGTAGCAACTCCTTAACTTCCGGCCTTGTTGGGTGTCTCAAGCCGTCCATTGTCGCCAAAATATTATAGTTCCTGAGTGGCGAATATGACAGGCAGAAGGCACAGCCAGGACAAAGTGAATTACTGTGAGGTACGCGGGCCTTGTCCCGGTCGGTGAATGTCGGCTTGATAGCTTTTTTGATGGGTTGTCCCTGACCTCCCGTTTTTCCTCCGCATAGCCAACATCTTTGATCCTTTACTTCTTCCAGCTGTACGTCAGCATACTCTATGGTTTTGCCCATTGCTACCGGCACACTGGGAGTTTTTAGAGCTGCCTGCCTAATTAGTTGTGTTGGGGTTAGAATTTGCAATGTTTCACCTCCAAGAAAAGCCCCGCCATAAGGGCAGGGCTTCGATAAAAACTATTCAACTGTAACTTTTCGGGCAATTCCGTCCCAGGTAACCTTGTGCCCCAAAGCCTCCAGGACAGCCCGCAGCGGAATCCATGTCTGTCCATCAATCAATTTACCGGCGAGTTTCTTGTCTCTAACTATAATGGTTACGGCATCAGCGGGCCGGTTAAGCCTGTCCAATAGCTCCTGCCAAGGAAATAAAACACCAGGACAGGACGTAGCTTGTAGGTCTTTGTGCCGTACTGTTTTAGCTTGTGGGTGCCTGCCCCGGAGGGCTGTCAATAATTCCTCCAGAGCGTCCATCTGAGCAGTAGCAGGCTTGTTAGTCATAAACTTACCCGTCAAGCAAATACCTATTGATTGACTATTATAGTTTAGCGTATGCGCCCCGACAACATTCTCGGGCCTGCCTTGTTCAATACTACCGTCAGCACGAATAAGAAAATGATACCCGATACCCAGCCATCCTTTGTTTTTGTGCCACTGGTCAACTGTCGTTGCAGGCACGTCCGGGCTTTCGGTATGGTGTATAACTAGATAGTTAACTACTTTGAGCGGAATGAAATGCTTTACCCTGTCGCCCCAATTAAACGGTTTTATCTGCATCTTTTTCCCCTCCACCCAAATTATTAATAACAATCTTACCAGCAGTTAACCCAAGACCAACGCCGAAATACTGCATCATGTCCTTGATCTGCTCAATTGGTTTTCCGGTCAGACAACTATACAGGTAAGCCAGCAAGCAAGCAGCCATGCAGATAGCGAAAAACCAGTCCATCTTAGTGAATTCTCGTTTCATGTCTTACACCTCAATTCTTAGCTACTAAATTTGCAACTAGCAAAAATAGAGACATAACCGATGTCCCTAACAATCCCATGATCCAATACTGCAGCTTGTCCACACGGGCGGCAACCCGGTCAATTGTGCCGTTCTGTGTGTGCTGCCAGCCAGTCAAGTTTGCCATGTCGGCTCCCAGTCGGGCCACCTCCCCCCGTAAATACATAATTTCCTGCTCTGTATCCACTCCCCCACCTCCGGTAACCAAATAAAATAAAAACACCCCCCATGAGAGTGCTTATTATGAAATCATTTTAAGCGAAGGCAAGAAGGCCAAATCTTTTATAATTTGACATTTCGCCTTACATACTTGATATATCTCCTTGTAGTGCGTCTCCTTGTCCACTTCGATAGAGATTATATTTTCAATAGCTCGCTCAAGAAATCTAATGGCATCTACATAAGCCAAGGGAAGTTTATCCCTTTTCCCAACTTCTATGCCCAGAGTGGCGTTAACCAGTTTTGAATAGTTCATATATAGTTTGCCAGCATTTTTACTTCCCTGTGATTCTGCAAGAGGTATGAGTTTTGTCATAATAATATCGGTTTCATCCCTGCGAACCTTCTTTCCTGTCAATCTAGAATGCTGCCATTCAGCGGTTTGGCGTTCAAGGATGAATCTTCTCATTCTAACAAATTCACGGGCAAGCGCTTTTTTGAATTCGAGTACAATTGGGCTATTACTAAGAAGCGTCATAAAAAATATAGCCTGTTGTTCGTTTAGTTCATATATCTTTCTTTCCTGCCCGCGTGTTTCTTTAGTTCTAGCCCCACTCGAACTAAAATTAAGGGATCCCAGGTCAAGTAAATCTTTTTCGTATTTCCTGATATTATAGGTAACGCTTGCATGTTCCCTGCCAATGTTTTCAGCGATAATCCAACTATTCGTAAAAACATCATTGGCTTTAATAACTACCAATTCATTCATATTTCTTCCTCCACAATTTTATTTTCCTCCATAAAAACACTCACCCCTAAATTGAGGTGAGTTGATAAAATTAAACCCGCTCAGGTAGGCGCCGGAGGTGAGCGCCTAGCGTGTCGACTCGCTTTCTGAGCGGGAAAATTGGTATAAAAATAACCTCCGAAGAGGTATACTTTCGAGCCTTGATTTTACTGAGGTTTACATAGGTATACTTGTATACATTTTGTATGCATGAAATATTCCACGTGGAATAATTTTTACTGCCATATTTCGACATTCTTTTACAAAGGAAACACCTCCTGACTGTCGAATAATAGCATTGCCGTGACTAATTTTCGAGAGAAGGGAGGTGAACGCTTTGTTAATTAACGAGAGAGATGTAGACAGACTCATAGAAAGATTAAACATTAAAGTAACAGACGAGACTACATCACAGGAAATGCTAGAAATTGTTAGAAAACTAGTAGTAGCAGCAATTAATGCAATTGATAAAGATGAAATTTATAAAATAGTTAGTCAGAAAATTGAGAGAGAATTAAGAGCTAGAGGAATTCGCTAATACATCCTCTAGCTCTTTAACACGTTTTTGTACATCGACAATTGATTCTGCCATCCAGACAAAAGGATCTTTTTGGGGCTCGGCTTCTGTGCCTGCCTGATTTTCTGGAGGCATTTCTTGAATAGTTTCCGGCTGAGCTTGTCTTTTCAGCTCAGCCACCTCTTTTTCGAGCTGCTCAACACGTCGTTCTAATGTCATTGTAATCATCCTTTCTGGTTATTATAATAGAATAAAAGGAGGTCTTTCCATGAAAAAATTTATCGCCGGTCTTGCCGCAGGTCTAATCCTAGCCACCAGTTCTTTTGTCTTTGCCGCTAACCCCATAAAACTAATCGTAAACGGCAGCGAAATCCACCCCGATGTGCCGCCGCAGATCATAGACGGCAGGACATTAGTACCGGCCCGCGCACTTGCTGAAGCTCTTGGCGCAAGTGTCGATTGGGACGGGGTGGAGAATGCGGTTGTTGTTACGAGTCAGGCACAGGTGCAGAGTGATTTACCTGCGGTAAAGAATCCACCAAAATCATCAGCAGAACCACAAACAGAAACAATAGACTTAAATCTAATCTCGGCCAAAGAATTGCATGATAAATATGGGATTTCAATAACCATTATAGATCCAAGAAAAGGGGGTAGTATAAAATTATCAAAAGACGGTAAGTCTATTGAGTTATCCAATTCTGAATATCAAACCGTCGATGATAGCTTATACATCCATAAAGATATCTTGAATAATTTTTAATCTTTCAGCAGCAACTCGATTTGCTCCTTTTCTGCACCTAAAAATTCAAGTTGATCGTTATATAAATCAATGGACCTTTTAATTCCATTGATTTTATTATTTATGCGCTCAAGTCGTTCTTGGAGTTGCGTGTCATCCATTTGATAAGCTATCTCAAACTTATCCCCGTTCCTCTTAGCTGTAACTTTCATTTTTTTACGCATAACAAGCCTCCTAAATTCCCATTTTCGCTTGCAAAAATACAGTTGCGTCAATTCGCCCTAATTGGCTACTACCTAACTGAATAGTGTTCCATTGGCCGGCTGACAAATACGCTGCTATGCTTAAATTAGCTTGGTCGCTACTAAACGGACCCCCAAGTACCGACGTCCGATCAACTCCGTTAATTATTACGGTTGCTCCTGTAGCGGAGGTGTCGGTATAAATCCCATAGGTTATATTGTGTTCGTGATTAGGAGTACTGTGCGTATGACTCATCCCGTGCGTATGGCTTGGAATAGTCACATCATGCCGATGGTCTGCTGTAAGAGCATGAGTATGCCCACCGGATTCCACGAAGTCAACAGTATCACCACCACTTACCAGCAGTGTAGTACTGTTTGGTATGCCGTGATTATGATCGTCCCTGTCAGATACTGCATTTGGTACATACATACTATCTAAGTCCCAGAGATCAGAAGTCTGGCTAGTTGGTGTAGTGTTACCACCGCTCGCAGTAGTAGTCGCACTACTAGACCCAGACGTACTTCCACCGCCTGATGCCGCCGATTTAGAGTATGATCTAAACCCCTGTAGCTTAAACCGCAAAATAGCTTTATAAACAGATTTCGTTTCCTCCGGCAAATAAACCGACAGCACCAGCGGGTGACTAGCATCAACATTATCGGCCCGGCCTTCCTGCCAGGTCTGCAAAATCCCATCTTCATCCAGAATGGTTGTTACTCCGTCCGGAGCAACTAATTTTAATCCAAACTTATTACTCGCATACGGCCCCAGGTGCATCCTCAAAACACCATCAACATAACCTCGGAGCCCTTCCTTACTGAACTTCATATAACGGTTCGCGTTGGCTGGATCGACTGCATACAACCCCGTAGCATCCCAATAGAATTTATTCGCGCCGTCTACGACTTCCCCAACTATTTCCACGAGAGAAGTGAGTATTTTACCCGATACCATACAGTCAGCAGTAAACCCATCACCGGTACCGAAGGTACGCCAGTCCCAATTGCCGCCGGTTTTACTATTAGCTATGCCGAAAATACCACCTTTAAGTGACAAAGCTTTTGTTTCATCACCGTTTGTAACCAGAATACCATCTGTATCAGTTATATAGACGTGTGCAGTCTCAGAGATAAGTTCGTTTTTAAGGACATTTATTATACCTTCTAACCAGGCAGTTGAGACTTTGCCGCCAGTAAACGCCTTGTCATAAGCTTCTTTCATATCACTTAAACTCGTTAGATAGTCGTGCAGGTTTTGGGTAAAATTATCTAACACAGCTTTATCCCGCCAAGGTTCTTTTGGGTATTCCTCGTATTCGACAACCCTAGCTTTCACATCAGCGTTTATGAGTTCATCAAATACCTTAACCGTATCACCTATGTCGAATCCCTCACCGATGTACTGCGCTAAACCTGATAGGTTAATAACGTCTGTCTCATAGGTAACTCTCGGTATCTCCTGCTCTGTTATGGCTTTTCGCATAGCATCAAGGAGTTTTTGCTGATCGTCAATATCTGAGTTCCTAAACTCCCCTTGATGTTCGCGGGCATAATTTCCGATATATTGGCTGGTTAGGTATGGCTGTGCTATTTTGTTATCCTCACCGATGACCAAACCAGCTTTTTGTTCCTCTGTCCACCCCGTAGTGTCCAGGCCAGTGATAATCAGGTTGTCTTTGCCGTACCCGAACATTTTAGTTGTCAAACTGTTTGTGTCAAGTGTTCTGATTATCTTGTCTAGGTTTTTGCCTTTGCGAAACTGTACGCCGTTATCTTGACCCATCTGTTGCACCAGGTTGACCGTGTAGTTGTCAAAATACAGTTCACCGCCCCAAAGCTCTTGGACGGTTTTAACTGCCTTAAGCTTGTTGATAATCTCAATTTCAAGGTCGTTTACGCCTGTTACATTGACCGTTCCTACGGTATAAGGGGTATCTGCCAGAATAGCCTCCAGAGCTACCACAGGAGAAACAGAAGGCATGTCTAATGTATCAGGCAGCCAATAATCAAGTAGGCCAAGGCCGACATGCTCTGCTTCAATTATCTTTATTTTCTGACCGTCATTTGTAATAGAATCCTTAGCTATTTTGACGATGTATTTTTGACCTTTACACTCGATGAAATTTTCATTGATAATCTCCTGCCCTTTTTCGTCATCCAAAGGCAGGTTGAAGGTGAGGCGGTTATCCCCGTTTAGTTTTTTCGATATCTTAACCTCAAAAACTCTATCAAGGTACGAAATAAGCACATCAAACTGGCTGATGTGCTTTAATATATTCGATATAGGATTGGTCACATATACGATCCCCTGCGGACCGTCCAGAGACAGTTCAAGGACTTCTGTGTTGGTCAGTGCGATAATCAACATAATAGTCGCATTTGAGCTGTCAAAAACCCTGCTGAATTCATGCAAGCCGTCCGTGTCGGATATAATTATCTCTGTATTACTAATAACCTGCCCGGTAACACTAACCTCTCTGATTGAATATTTCGATGCACCGACGGTAATAACTTTTCCGTACAGCAGATATTCCTTGCCTGGCTGCACGTAGACCTTATAGATCGTCTGTCCGCTTGCTTCTGATAAAATTAAACTCGCCATAAATACCTCCTACGGTCTTTCTTTGACTAATACCAACCCCTGCCGTCTGACTACCGATATGGTCCCGCTATAGCTATCCCCCCGCATTGTGTACCAAGTCCCAGCAGGCAGCGCATAATCCTGAGCTAAGTCATTCATATTTAGCAAAGCAACACAATTTTCAAAACGGCGGGAGAATAGACCATTATTTAGTTGGTAAGACTCCAACGGTTGCCCTGTAACAATAAAACATTCAGGTTGCATCTGCTCATGCCAGTTGCTTCCGTAAGTATTAGGCCCCCAGTCGGAATGACAGTAAAAAGCGTGTGCATGTTTACCCATCAGAAAAGCAGCCAAGCTAAACATCCTTGCTGGCCAAAGTTCGCTACTGCTCCGGGCTAAACAAACTACCCATTTTCCGTTGTCACCGCACCATTTGACGAAATCTATCTCACTTTTCACGTACGCTTGGTCGAATCCGCTATCAGTTATATCCTCCGGGTTGATTGTCCAGGTGTACAGCCAGCACTCCAGAAGATACCCGTCGAACGGCATTGCCAACAGTTCTGTATCCTCTGCAAGCGTTCCGTCAACAAATTCTCTTGCTGGACCGAAATTAGTAGTGAGGTATTTTCCCCGTCTGTGCAATTCATCCCTGAGTAGATTTAACCTGTTTGCGCTAGACTCTAATCTCTCCCTGACCGTCCTGAAATTAAGCAGTTGACTTGCCTCTGCGCCCCACTCAAAGTCTACAAGTGTCCCATAGCTCTCACCCCAGAAGTCGTCCACATAGATGCCATCAGACCAAGTAGCGTGGTTCCGAATCAGCCTATTAACATACCACTGAACCGCCTCCATATTGCGCCAGTTGTAGTAGTACCGGCCATCGCCGAACGGGGAGGAAAGACCTGTAGCATCGACACAATACCATTCCTTACGCTGTGCCATGATTTCTTGCCAGTCGGTTTCGTTTGGATAACCTGATAGGTCATCAAAGTAATGGAACAAAAACAGTCTCGGATATAATTTCGCTATAACATCAGCCTTAACATTCGCCCAATCGGTTATCGGTGAATAGTGCATGTCGTAATCAAGCATCTGTTTTGCGTTATATACGGTTGGTCGGAAAACCTCCCACCGGCCAATTCTTTCTGTTACGTCCGGCAGTGGTTTTTTGTCTCGCGGGACAAGTATTTCTACGTTTAAACTGTCAACATTTTGTGGTAAACTTCCTATCTCCGGTTCCTGCCTGCTTTTAAGAACCAGGGGGTAGATAGTAACAACTTCAGAGGCATTGTTTGCACCGTAAGTAGCAGTGATTGTAACCTTGCTGGCCGTGGCTGGTAGTGTATAGATCGCATTAGCCTTGCCGATAGAATTAGTATCTAGGGCCTCAAAACTACCTATATCCGGGGTAGCACTGAATGTAACATCAATTCCTTTTTGCTCAACATTACTACCGGTATTTTTGAGTTGCGCGGTAAGTTTTATCTGCTTAACTGTTTCAGTGTTTAGTTCGGTGTAAGGCACGGTTAAAACTACTTCATCAACCGTGGGAATGTCCTGCTCCTCGATAACAGAAACATCATCAAACCAAGCTATACCGGTTCCACCCCAGCCAAGGTCGATGATAATATCAATTTCCTTAATCGCTTTCAGAGGGGTAAACTCGAATTCTATTTTCGTCCAACCGAATGTACCACCAGGCCACTTCTGACTGTCGCCGCAAGGGTTCCACTCGCTGGTATCATCCATATATTTCACCCATACCTCGAAGAAAAATAGGCCGCCACCAATGATGCTTTCCCCTGCACCCCAAGCACTAAAACTTACTTTCTTTGGTATTGCTTGGTTTAATGTGATGGTCTGTCTTACCTCCGCGTATCTACATGCTATCCTATCGACATATAGTTTGCAGCAATACGGGCTTGAATGGAAAAGGTTGCTTTCTAGGCTTGATCCTAATCCGTTTATACTTTCACCCTGCATATCTGTTCCCCAACGATTCCAACCTGCCAATTCTGCTGAAAAAGCAGGATTTACCACACCACTAAGACTTACAACAGGTTTGACGCTACAATTTTCAATCCAATTTGAATCGTCAAATCCCGGCCATATTCGTAAGTACGCTTCAGTATATCCCGCCGGGTTTGGTGGGAACAAAACAACTACCGGAGAAGCCGAAGCAGGAGCAGGTATTGTTACTGTCCTGTGTACTGAAGGACCATCATCAACATAGTAAAGAGATACTTGCAAACCATACGATTCATTCTCACCCTTACGATAGTAAAAACTAACTTCCAGATTGTCGCCTTCCTCGACAGCAAAAGTCTGAGACTGTAATGCCGTCCATCCGGCTATTTCAAACGTCGGTAAGTCTATTCTAAGGGCTTTCCCTTGTGCCTGCATGATTGGTGTCTCTATGGCTGTAATAGCATCATCTGAACCATCCCCTGCAATAGACCAACCGGAAGGCATTGTTGCACCAGTCGGAGCAACCAAAAACTGCCCATTATAGAGGTGCTCAAAGGTTACTTCCGGTGACTCTTCTTCCTTGAGACTCAAGGCATTCAAAAAATAGGTAATACCCTGAGCATCACTGCCGTAACAAAGATAGCGAAATTCAACAGTTACTGCATCAATAGGCGCCTGGTATATAGCCTGGTATATCGTATATTCAGTCGTATAAGGTACAGTGAGAAATGTCTCGTCACCGCTTCCGTCCTTATCTACGAACTGAATACCAAGTAGCCCGTTGGAGTTTGCAGTAGCCTTGACATGTATGGAAAAGCTATATTGCCTACCACCAATAACAGGGATACCGTACTTATTTATGCTTTTCCAAGAAGCACTTGGAAACGTAAACGTTAAGGCTTTCGTACCTGGAATGGCTATTTCAGTTGAAAATGATGTAGCTATTTCACTCGGCCCGTAAATACTAAATCCTGCCGGAAAGGTTGTCCCGTCCTCAAATGTGCCATTCGGCAACAGTTCCGGTGGTGTGGGCTCCGTCACTTCACCCGGTAGTTTTATCCGCGTTATTGACGGTTGCTGGGGATTGTTACCCAAGTAATATTCTTTGTCCAGCTTGCTAAAATAGTTTTGGGCATGTATCCTGAAAACTGCCACGGTAAAACTGGTCAAGACTACCAGGTTAATGCCAGATATGTTCCAGGCCGTAGCACCAATAATCGGTGTGTCGATTGACTGTAGAATATTTCCTTGCTGGTCAAAGACGATAAATTTATTCTGTTGGTTGTCGTAAGTAACCAACTTATCGAAATACGATGCTAGTCCCTGACAGTCAGTTATGCCGGTCAACGTAAATTGACTCGTAATAACTCCGGCCAGATCAAATATTTTTACTGCTCCGGCGGCAGTTATCCGGGCGATATGTGCGGCATCTACAAAACAAAAAGCGACAAAGCCAACGTCACCAGGGTACGTGGTCCCGGTTAAGTTTTTCACATCTCCTGCGGCTGTCATGTACCACAATTCCCCGAAATAAGACAAAGCCACAACGTCTAAGACCTCAGTGGTAAGTGTTGCCTGCCCAGGCGTAAATACGCCTGATTCATAGATTCCGGCATCACCGGCAATATAAAACTTGTCAGCGTGAGGCAGGTAAATTATTGAGTTTTGGTTTTCAGTGACAGAGTAAACCGCCTGGACCGTCCCTGTTGGTGTACTTGCCGCATCAAAAACAATCTTTTCGTTTACATCGTCTACAGTCCAGCGTTCGGCAGTGTTAGTAATCGGCGGGTATCCGGCAGACAAGGCTGCGCCTGTATCATAGACAACGTACCCGGCAGTCTGTAGTTGTGCAGCCGTAACTTCAGCGACAAGATGATTCTGCTCATCATTCCACACCAGCTTTTTTACACCTGCTACGCTGTATTCCCAAGGCTGATCTGTGTCCTCGTGTTGTGTCATGTAAATCCGGTATGCTGTAGCACCTTCCACCGGTGTAATCTCAATCGGCACCCTATTGGTGTTGGTTCCTGCACCAGTTATCGCCCGGACTTCATTAGAACGATCCGTTTCCCCGCTACCAGTTATCGCAGTAACGCAGTAATACCTCGTCTCTCCTGCCGGGATGCTGCCTCCGTCGGTCACTAGCCAGTTATCCGGGTGGACAACGTGAGGTATTCTCAGAAGTTGATCTATCTCTTGACCGTCAATCTCAATACCAGAAATGCCTGTCGGCCAAGGGTAGAGTGTGTATTCCGTGCCGCTCAGTTGCGTCATGGCCGCTTTTTTGAGCATAGTAAACGGTTCATGCACAGCAGCAGCGGCAAAGTCACCCATGAGCCCGTCAGTAACGTATACGGTGCTATTGGTGGTTCCGATGTCAAATTCAATGTGATTCGGGTTTGCCGTTGCCCCAACCGGGATAACTGCAGTTGTGTCAGCACTGGCTGCCGGTATTGTCACTGTATTGGTGGTTGCCGACACATCAACAATTTTTGACGGTGTAAATGCCTGAGATACTAACAGCACGCCACCGATATACCCAGCATCGCCGTCCACATTTGTGATTTCAATATCTGCCTTTTCGGAAAACGCTGTACTCAGAACGTAAATATCGGTAGCCCTCCATGTACTGGTTGCCTGGACGCTTACAATTTTCTCCCCGATTGCGCGCCGGTACCTGTCCAATAAGGTTATTTTAACCCTAAAAATAGCAACTCCCTGACTCATGGCATAAACGGTTATTTTTTGTTTTAGGAGCCCGTTGTCAATACAAATATTTTTCTGCAATAATGAACTATTTCGCTGTAGTAGCATTGATATTGTACCAAGCGGGTTAATTTCTTCGATCATTATCGCGTCCGTAATATCCCAACCCGTAGGGGTTATATCATCCCCTGAATAGAAAAAGTTTGGGTTTACGATGCAATTATCTGTTGGTAACTCTACCGGATTTACAGCTAATTCTTCTAGGGTAAAGCTACCATACCAGGCTTTCCCGGCTGAAAATCCTCTGTGTAGTAGGTGCAAGAACAGGTATTTTACCGGCCTAGACGGGATAAAAGTCTTTTTCTTGTATGTAAAATCGTAGGTACCAGCGTCAAAAACCAGATCCCCACCACCAACAGCAGGCCAACCGGGAGGATGACCAATAAAACCAATAGTAACTTTAGGATTACCAGTACATCCTTCCGCAGCAACATAGGCCGATATGCGGATTGGCTTTACTTCTGTTTGATTAATCGCGATAACCTGCGTTATGCCGCCTGACTGGGCTACCAGTGGATCAGCTATATCCAGTAGTATGCTTTTCCCACCGTCAGGGGTTTGCTTTTCGTCCCATACGCCACCAGCAGCTAAAAAGGTGCCGTAATCCGGACCACCCAACGCCCAATAGTTGTCCGGAGTAATACCATTCCCGCCCAGGGCATCGCAACCACCGGCTGCGTAACAATGATCGGCAGGGTCGTAAGGGAAATTCCCTTCGCTGTCCATGACCTGAAGGATATCAGGCGTGCTTATTAAAAGTAACGGATTATCTATGAGGTTGGCCATATGGATATTCCCCCTATTAAGGTATTACTTTAGTGTTTAAATACCCTTCCGGCGTAACCGACATAGGCACAAGGTAGTAATATGTGCATTTGCAAGCGGTAGCTGTAACAGGAGTAGTCAATCCGGCATCAGAATAAAGCTTAAATTTACCGGTTCTACTTACCACGTCTCCGGCAGTGGTACCAACATAAAGCGCAGCACTTGTACCGTTGTCTCGCGGCAGGACATCAGCTTCAGTTATCACACCATCGCCGGTAACGTCTAGTATTGGGTAGTGAGTGCATTGAAAGAAGCCATTCGCATCAGTTGCCTGCACCTCATCCGTAACTTTCACAGCACCCCAAAGTATGTGGTTCATTGCATTGGCTCCTATCTGAAACGCACAGACAGGTATATCATTCGTGTCCTTATTAAGCGTAAATGACTCTACTGGCATATTATAACCACCTCTCAGTGTATGTTATTTTTATATTCGCGCGGCATCCGTTTGGACTGGTATAAACTATAGTATTATTACCGTTATTAAGTACAGGAAAAGTCCCGTCGTGATATAACAGCGCATTGGTTCCATCTAGCTGAACCGTCATTCGATCAGTGTCGATGTAGACTTTCTTGCCTGTGTTTATGGCACCGAGATATGTACAGGCCTCCCCGTTGATGGTCAGTGTGAATCCTTGATTTAGCGAGGACAGGCTAATATCCGGGCAAACACCGGCACCAAGGGCGGGGAAAGCTTTATATCCTGTTAAATCAGAGTTTTGCACTTCGATTAACATTGGGGTGTTTACCCCTGTATTTGTCAAAGTGATTGTTTCACCATCAGACATATCCTGCTCCACAATAACGGGTGATACAGCATATGCGTGCGGCAGGCACCGGAACTGCAGGGTAAATTCCCCTAAAGCAAACGTCTGCTGCAGATCTACCTGATTGATTAGCCTTGCCCAGTAAAACACCCCTGGCTCGTCGTCAAATATTAGCTTCGCGCGGGCGGGGGTATAAAGCCAGGCGGCGATTTGCCGGGATTTTTGACGTAGAGCAAGGAGGCTGGTTTCTAATACGGAACAATCAATGTCGATATATCTGTCTTTAAGAGATCCGGGCATTAAATGCGATCCATCCATGCCGGGAATCTCTTTGTATTGGTCGTCACTGGCTGGCAGTAGTTGGCGGTTTTTGGAGCGCATATATATTCCGTATGCGCTGCTGTGCGTGCCGTTGAACGTAAAGCCATACATATTACCGCCTCCCCACTCCTCGCTGTGTCGAGCGCACTAATCCACCAAGTCGGTCACTTATCTGCACAATATCGTCATCACTACGAATGGTTATTGGGCCTGGAAAAGTAAGGTTTATAATGGTATCGCCGCCACCAGCCATTGCTGGTGAGGGTGTCATTGACGAAAATTTAGGTCCAATAGACATCAGCGCATCAATCAATGTATCTCGCATCATTGGCAGTAGAGTTGATAGCGGAGCCGCTACCTCACTACCGCCTGCCTCAGCTATTTGAGTTATTGCCGGGCTATGGAAAATACCGCCTTTTGCCGCTTTATAAATCTTCACATTGCTATCATCCCAACCAACTGTATACCCAAGCGCTTCGGCAACTTCGCGTATACCAACGTAAGAAGTACCATCCTCAACCTTCCACGGCGTGAACCATTGAGTACCAATTTTAACCCTCTGGTTCACCTGGTCCCATTCTACAGGTTGATCTAACATGCCGGCCAAGTCCCTTGATGCCATATATGTGGTGCCGTTTGCGTTTATATATTGACCAGGGCCGATTGACGCTATTAGTTGCGAGGTGCCACTTCCTGCGCCGCCACTTGACCCTTGCGCTTGCACGCCACCAAAAAACTCGCTTGCACCAAGCGGCAATTCAGTAGACCCTGCCACCATTCCCTGTGCTAATTGATGCATCCAGTCAACACCTTGTTGATACCATTGATCGTTGGTCATTGCCAACTTTGCCAGCATCTCCAATGTGCTGTCAGAGATAAGCTCCTGAACTTCAGAGTAATATTTTTCGAGTTCTTTTCTCTTCTTTTCGTTGGCGGCCTTAATATCGTCAATTTCATCTTTTATAGCGTCCTCGCGGATATCGGCTTCTTCCTCTATGGCATCTATTTGATCTTGCAATGCCTTTTCCTGATCTTCCCTTGCCCATTCGTTCTGCTTTTCCTGCCATTCTTTTTGAGCCTCGGCTATTTGCTTATCGAGTTCTTCTACTTTTTCTTTATGTTCTTTACCGGCATATAGTGCCTCTTTATTACGTTCTTCGGTTAGCTCTGCTATTGTTGCGTTATATTCTTCCTCAGCCTCAGCACGGCTTTCAGTGTCAGCTTCTTCTTCGAGTGCTTCAATTTGTGCTTGCAAAGCCTTAACTCGACTATCAGTTTCCTCTTTAAGCTTATCAATTAGCTCCTCTTTGGATTTAATAAGTTCCTCGTCTGCCTCAATTTCTGCCTCGATAAGTTCTTTGCGTTCTTCGTAAGCCTTCTTTATTTCCTCGGATTCTGCTTTAAGTGCCTTACTGTACTGGTCAAAAAGCTCTTTTTGCCTTCTGATAATTTGGTCAATAGAAGCTTGTTCTTGCGCTACTGCATTGTTGGCTATTTCTATGTTTAACTTTTCTAGGGCTATTTTTGCCATTTTCAGGTCGTATTCGTACTGCTTTGTGACCTCGCTATTTTCGCCAAGTTTTGCCTTGGTCATTTCGTATATATCATTAAGCGCATCTACTTTTTCTGTCGCTTGCTGGAGCTCAAGTTGGAGTTTTTGAAGTTCGTTTTTGAGTCTCTGTATTTCTGTTATGTTATTGCTTGATAACATGTTTTTTACTTCTAAGCCTGCAGAAGCCAGTTGAAACGTCTTATCTATGTCGCCAAGCACCAAAGAAACTGCACCTTGAACGGCCTGAGCCATTTTTTCTGCAGCTTGTTCGGCCTCGGAAGTTCCTTTCTCAATACCTTTTGCTAAACCTTCGGCAACGTATTTACCAAGCTCCTCAGTCACTTTGGAAGGACTTCGCATATCGAAAAAACCCGTTATGGCATCCTTGACACTGGATGCCACAGACAGTGCAGCTTCTTTTGCCGATTGGAGTTTGGATGTTATACCGTTTACCATGCCTTGAATTATGTTGCTGCCCCAGGTTACTGCTTCCTCCCATAAGCCTGAAACACTTGATCTTATATTATTGAATACCGTTTTAACGGCTTGCCCTAACTCCGAAACCTCCCAGTTTTGATATAGGGCAATTCCGCCGGCCACAAGTGCCGCTATAGCTAAAATGATCACACCAATTAAGTTTGCATCCATAGCAGCATTTAGAGCCCATTGCGCTGCCGCTGCTAATTTAGTAGCAATCTCGTATTTTGTCCATAGAAGAGAGAGCTTAGTAACAATTGGCCCTAACCCAATCATTGCAAGACCAACTGAACCCAACCCATCAACAAGTGGCATAACTGCGTCATCAAGAACTGTTCCGAATAGCGATGTTTCAAATTTCTTTTTAAGCCCCTCTATTGTTGCCGACAAGCCAGTGTATTCAGCATTCATTGAGTCTGTTGCGCCTGCGGTATCCAACTGCGTATCTTTTAATTCAACGAACTTTTTCAATAGCGGATCTAAAACATTTAATGATAATTCGCCTGCCACATCGCCAAACAATTCAACCGAAAGAGCAGCTCTTTGTGCAGGGTCTTTAATATTAGCAAGACCTTCAGCTATTGTATAAAAAGCTTCCCTACCTTTTTCGCCACCAACAGCAATGTCAGCCATTAATTTTTCTGCTTGTGCAGCAGGGAACATTTGGACTAATGCTTCGTTTGCTCTATCAGTCTCTTCTTTAAAAATTCTTGCCATTTCGTGTACTGAGTCAGCAAGCTTGTCTGTGTCCATAGCACCTGCCCTCATGCCCTCAGTTAGCCATTTTGACATATCCTGAGCATTAAGGCCTATATCTTTAAAAAACTTTGGATATTCAGTCATTGTGTCGAGAAAATCACCAGCGGCACCAGCACCATCTTGAAAACCTTTTGTAATAATATCCAAGGCATATTGCGAATCAATACGCCAAGCAGTCATCATAGAACGAACTGCCTGCAAATCAGCCTGTGTATCTGCTCCATATACTTCGTATACATCATTTAGCATTAGGACGGTTTCGGTTTGCTTTTTTAATTCCTCGCCTGTTAAGCCTAAAGACTGATTTACCATAGCAACAGTTTCGCTTGCCTCACGCATACTCTCGCCAAAGTTATCTCCATAAACTTCACGAGCTATATTATTAAACTCTTCTGTTTCTTCTTTTGTCTTCCCTAACATAGCCCGTAAATGGCCGGCACTCGAAGCAGCATCGTCCACAGACTCCGCAATTTTTAACCCAGCAAAACCAGCAGCCAAGGCAGCAACGCCTTTTTTAACCTTGTCTAACATACTGTCAGTATCCCTGAGTTCATCTTGCGTATCATTCAAAGACCGCCTAGCGTCCTGTCCAACCTCTCTCCAAGCTTCCCCAAAAATATTTAGACCTGTAGCGGTACGATCAGTTTCGCCTTGAATCCTATTTAGTGCCTGAATAATCTCCCTGGAAGCACTCTCCCCAGCACGACCACTCTGCCGCAACTCATCAATTAATCTATCTGCAGTTACATCATCGAACATAGTTCCAAGGGCTTGCCTGACTCCGCTTGCATTTCGTGAAAGCTGCGTAGTGGCACCCTGAACTGCTGCAGTAACGCTGCGCATACTTGACTGAGACTCTTGTCGTAGACCAATAAAAGCCTGTACTGCGTTACGAGGATCACCCATAATCCGTATTAGCAATTCGCCTGCACTAGCCACGACTCACCACCACCTTTTCTACTGCAAATCCAGGCATGTTTTCAAGGTCCTCAATATCCATTTTATTAACTTTTCCTTTGTTGTTCAGTGCTTTTAGTGCGAGGCTTTCAGTAGATACCGTTTCGCCTCCAACTCTGTCTACCCGGCTTTCCATTAATAAGACAATTTGGTCATCGGTAAGCTCATTTTCAATTTTATCAACCGTGTAAGCAGGGAAAGCAGTCATAAATGCTTCATAAACGTTAGCTAATGTTACATCCCCCTCTGCCGGGGGTTCATAGGGTTTCCCATGCCGTTCATATGCAGGGCTAGCAACATAGCCTCTGCCAACTCCTCATTTGTGACGTTATCGTCGATCCAGTCCTCTCTGCCTACCAGTTCCGGAATAGCTATGGTAAGTGCATTTAACTGCAAGGGTTCGGCTTCTCCTAGGTTATCAAGAAGCGCAACAAATGGATTAACAGAAGAGGTTTTATCAGTCAGTACGACATCCAAATGTAGAAACTTTGTGGCCATTTCAGCCCACTTTTGGCGAAAAGCCCGGGCCTGTTTGCGTACCAGTGGCTTAATCTTAAATACTTGGCCGCCGATGCTAACCGGTACGCCTTCACGGGTCATTTTTTGGTCGGGTGTACGGTTTTTAATTGCTTCAATTTTATCTTCGATAGTTTTATTTACTTCGCAAATCATAGGATTACCTCCTTAAAATTAAAACCGCCCGGAAGCGGCTATCTAAAATATTTGTTATACTCCTGCCGCCGACGCTCCCCGGAGAGCTGGGCGTAAATCATCGTGGTGCTGGGACGGGCGTGCCCCATGCTGGACATGATAACGTGCAATGGTGCTCCATTCTCCAACATCGTAGTTGCTGTCGTATGCCGCCATCTGTGCGGATAGACATTTACTTCCACCTCAGAGTGTTTGGCGATATCTTTCACTATCTCCCTGATTCTGGCTATCGACATACGTCGGATAGGTTTTCTGACTGTTACAAACAGGGCTTCATGTTCATCGGTCCGACTCTGTAAATATTTCTGCAGCCATATCCTGCACCTCTCAGTGAAATACACTTCGCGCTGTTTGTTACCCTTGCCAATGACAAGAGCGGATCTTGTCTGCCAATTAATGTCTTTTATGTTCAGTCCAAAAACTTCGCCTATCCGACATCCTGTGGCGTAGAAAAATTCAGTGAGCGCCTTTTCCAATGCACTATTACAGGCATCACGTAGCAACTCCACCTCCTCAGTATTCAGTGCCTTTGGGATGCGTGCTCCCTGTTTTGGTTCTTTTAATTTCGAGGAGACATTTCGCTCCAAAAATCCTTCTTCATGCAGGTACCGGAAAAAGGCCCGTATGAACTTTATTCTGTGCCCGATACTAGCAGGCTTAAGATGTACCTGCTTAATCAAATACTCTTTAAGAGCAAGATGGGTAACATCTTTAATTTCAATATCCCCTATTTGTCTAATCAATAAGTTAGACTGTATTTGGTATGCATTAAGCGTGTGGAGAGAATATCCTAAAAGCCTTTTATCCCCCTCGTAGAGTTTCCAAGCTTCAGTGAGTAACAAGTTGCCGCCCCCTTATTGTTCCGTTTAGCGTAACACTAATATTATATTAACATGTTCCGTTTTGCGGGTCAATATGTTAATATAATCGAAACAAATAAAAGGAGCTGTAATTATGATAGTTAGAATAAATCTGGCCGGGTTATTAGAAAAGCAAAACATGTCTCAAAGAGAACTTGCAAGATTAACGGGTATTCGCCTGGCATCAATAAATGAGATGTGTAATAATGAAACCTCCAGGCTACCATTAGATAACCTTGCAAAAATTTGTGAGACATTAAGTTGTAAAATTAGTGATGTGCTTAAGCTGGAAAAGACCTCTCAGAAATAAGAGGTCTTCATTTTTTGCTCTTTTCGAACCTTGCAATATCTTAATTACGCACCTCCGTTAGTTGGGTAATTAAGATGGATTAACAGCCCAATCGCCAGCATATGACGGACTTAAAACCACCCTTCCAAGAGATATTACAGCTTCCGCGTTTGCGTTTGCACTGGTAAGCCTGACATCTACCCATTGTGTGTTTGCAGGGATAGTCAAATCTAAAGAGCCAACAGTCCAATCAATGTCAGCTGTTATATTGGGTAGGTTTTGTGATGATATTAAAGTAACTCTGTCGGCTGCATAATAATAGGCAGATATATACAAGTATCCTGTAGTTAATCCAACTATTTTATAGGGAAGTCTCAAATACATACTTGATATGCTAGGTTTAATTGCACATCTCGCTACTATATATCCAGTAGTTGCACCATTACCACCTGTTATAGTAACCGCATTACCACCCCACGGACTAGCACCAGGAACTATAGTATAAGTAAGACCACCAGATTTAATCCAACCAAATCCCAAACTACCAGTTGATAACGATTGTTCAAACCACGGGTCAGGAATAAAATTCCATGAAGGTGATGTAAGATTTTCTAAAGTCAACATTGCTACTTTAAGGTCATAGGCATGTTTAACAATTTCCTCAAAGTCATCCGGCAACATATAAATACCGCTTGCTGTGCCGATTCTGTGGAAAATAAATACTGCCTTTTGTTTTGTTTTGGCTATATGCGTGATTATATTTTTAACAGTTTCTTTTTCGGCTGATTGTACACTGGTAAAAGGATATATTATAAAACCATTTTCGGTTAAAGAGTTAAATTGGTTACTTCTCACTCTGTCATAATACCGACTTGCCAGTTTATGTTCTCTTGCTGCCCCTGCACCAGATGGATATGCAAAACTTCTTGAAGTAATACCGAGTGAAATTAAAGTATCTTGGGGAGTTTTTAATGCGTTATTTGCTTCTGATTCTGTTAGAGTTGTTAGACTTGTACCATCAATACCATGTGCACCTATTTCATGCCCATCATCATATAACTCCTGAATTTGAGCAGAAGTCATATAACCAGCACTACCGATATATCCAGTAGCAATAAAAAACGTGCCCCTGCTACCATATTTCTCCAAGATAGTAGCCGCTACTGGGGCGCTTTCTAACCCATCATCAATGGTAATTGCAATAGCTCCTTGAATTGCACCTTGACCGTTTATTTTTGCGATTTCTATATCCATGTATTTTTTTGCTCTTAAAAAATCAAACACTTATACCACCTCCACCCAAGCAGTACCAGACCAACCATAGACAGTTACAACTCCGGTTGTCGTGTTAAAATTATATCCCCAAGCTAATTTTGTCGGTTCCGCTGGTGTCGGTGGTGTCGCACTATCAAACCAAGAATACTCAGGTATACTACCAGTTAGTTGGACATTTAAAGTTGACGCCAGGGCACTTACAACGTCAGCTAGGGTCTTAGATGTCTCTCCGGTCTTCGTAATTGCGTCGCGCAGTACAGACAAAGCTATGTCTAAATTATCAGCACTTACCTTCCCAATCTCCCGGCCTGCCCTGTCAATAACATCGACATGACCAGGCTTCTCTTCTGTCAATAAGGCACTGCCATCCAATCCCCACAGTAGTACCCTTGCAGCCCCACCGCTACCATAATTTTTTTCATACCCGCCATTGCCACCATCAGCGTCAGGGTTCCAATGTTGCCCAGGGACAACCTCGGGCAAGTATCCCTGGGCAGGTTTGGTTTCTCTTAAAAGTTTATCCATGTCTTACCTCAACCTTATGGCTGCTACCGTGACAGTGGTTACAGCCGAAAAGTTTACGTTAACAGTGCCGTCAGCTTGGTTAAAAAGCAGGGGTGGGATTGGCCCGATCATTCTTTCTTCTTCCGCTGAAACAGTTATTGCTTTGTCACCTGTCCTGCCGAAACAACAATCGCACGATCCCCTGTCCTGCCCCACGGGTCGGCGACACTAACCAGGGTGACGGTTATATCAGCGACAGCTTCATTCTTTACGTGCAAAAACATCTCTCCGTTATTTGCAACGCTATGACCATCAACGTTAGCGGCAGTGTAAACAGTTTCTAGTCCAGTTACGGCGCATGATTGTACAGCTAATGCAGTTCTTGGCATTTAGTTAGCCCTCCCTTAGCTTGTCGCTTCAGCAGTTTCATACGTGATCTTGCCAAGGCGCTTCCCAGCATTCTTTGTCATATCGTTGATTGCACGGAAAGTCATAGCGATCATTGTCTGTCCCTTTTTGGTAAATTTCTTTTCCAGCTTAGGAACAGCCACCACGCTCCATAACTCAATAATTATGTTAAGAGCTGGGTTATGCCTGCGCGGAACAGTGTATTTTAATGTCCTTTTAGTAACCGCACTACTACTTCCAAACTCAAGTTCATCTTTGCCCTTTACGCCAGCGGCAGCCGCCGTAGTGGTTATAGTACCGTGCCCCATAGCCATCTTTACTTTAGCCGCTTCACTCTCTTTGCAGGTTATCGAAAAAGTACATTCTTCACCCGTAATATAAGCATCAACAGCCCCGATAGCCTCTTCAATTTCAATAAATTCAAGGCTTTGAGAATATGCAAGCGATCCTCCGTCGTCGGTGACCGCTACCGTAAGAGCGCCAGCCAGTCCCTCGTCAAGCGACAATGTACCGGCCCCGACATGGATCAAGTTAACATTTGTAGGCATGTAAATCACTCCTCAATAGTTTCTACGCTAAACTGCAACCGGCAGGCCCTTAGAAAGCCGGATTCCATAGGTAATACGCTGCTAATAAACCCATCGCTCACCTGCTGGTCATAGCCATACCCACCCCAATACAGTTCCTTTTCCAGTATCTCTTGTCCAGCAGCGGCCATCCGCTTGATCTGTATTTCAAGTTCATCTTGATTGTGATTAACCAGGTAGAATTCAATGTTTAAATAGTGCCGCCAACTAAATTCTCCGACCTTAGAAAAGCGCAAATACGATATTTTGCAGGCCGGGTAATTGACCATCATATTTTCGTCTATTTCCCTGCTGAAATACTCTGCAGGAGTAGATGTGACAATCCCCTTGCCGTTCTCTGCGTCTATCTCTGCCAGTTTTGCTTCGATGTTATTAACAATAATTGACTTACAGACATCGGTTATTTTTTCTGCGTTAGGCATTTCCTCACCTCGGTGGGCCTAATTCTGATTGACTTTGCCACGGCAAAACTTCACCCCAGAGCCAATCATGCATGATACTTACCCATTCGTTTTTTTGCTGTGCGGTTAGTTCAACCGGAGGACGGGCAGGCATTTTTCTGGTCCCCTTTTGGTGTAACAGCCCAAGGTTATTTTTAGTACCTATAGTAACACCTGTATCTGTCGGCTCGTATATATGATCAGGATCGCTTGACTGGGTTAAGCTTGCCCTTAGTGCGCCGGTTAAAACTAAAATTGGTTGCCCTGGGTATCGCTGCTCTTTCCATAGTTCATACTTTGGACTAAGAGGCTTCCACTTAGCTTTACCGCCAAAGGCACCTTCCAGCGAAAAAGTGCCGTGCTCACCCTCGAGGAAATTCTGGTGTATTCTGTCCCAGGCAGGCCTCATATTGGACAGGTCTTCGCTCACCCGGTCCAGCATCCTGGACAACTGAACATCTCCGGCAACTTCAAATCTAAGGTTCAGCATAATATCACCACTGATCAGTATTCATTTTCCAGATAGCCTCTGAATCAGCCATGGCAGAATAGGGAGTATTTACCGAACTGGCCTTAGCCGCCTGACCAAATTTCATTTCTTTTGCAATTACCATGCTAAGGACTTTCTCGGACTGGCTTTCCCACTCTCTGGCTTTGTTGCTTTCCCCCTGCTGGGCTGCATAGATAATGCGCCAGCATTTAGCGGCTGTCAGTTGAGCAGCTACAGGGAGAAGAATTGCTTTAGCTTCTACATCCGCAACCGGTACCGTGTAGGTATTAGCCAGGCGACTGTCAATGTAGCGGTCGGTGTCGGCTATGTATTTTGCCAGGTCAGTTACGGTTATTTTCGAGTTTGCCGTGAAGGTAAGATTTAGTTGCTTAAGCAGGGCTTCAACGTCTGACTGGATGTGATAGGGCATTACTCTGCCACTCCGCCAACTATCATCCAATCTTCAGCTAAAGCGTCGCCTATACTCGGCGCCCACATACTGTGACTGCCATCCGCCTGCTTAATTTGCAGGTACGGGTTACATATGAACAAGTCACCCTCATTCATACCCCACGCCTCAGCGGTTTGCTTATTGCACGGAATTCCCTGTGGGTAACCTTTCTGGTAGACAACAAACAAACCTTTTCCATACCAACCGGCACGGGCCACCTTAAAGCCTTTCTTTGCTGCTTCAAAGGCCAACCCAAGGGTGAGTCCATCGGTTGGTCGGTACGCTTCTTCAAATATTTCCCTTGGCGACCAACTTACATATCCGTCAGAATACACAACCTTATACCCATCCCTTAAAGGATTTTCATTTTCCGGAATAGTCCAGCCTCTAAAATTGTTGTAATCCCCTAAATTCATCGGCTCTGCCTCAATGATTTTGACACCTAAATATTTTTTCATAAATTATTTTCCTTTCCCTGATTTTATTTTCTCATGGTCTGGCGCATTTGCATTTTTCGCATCTTTCTCCAGATCATTGGGCGCTTCTGGTTTTTCCTGTACTTCAGTTATAAGCAGCATCCGCTTTTCACCTATGATCCGCTCTGCCTGCTGTTTGGTAAGTTGCTCGGTATCAATTTCGATACCGTCAACAGGAAAGTGCATACCACCTCTCCAAAATCCCTGCGGTTGAAGTGCCCTCACAAAATATCTAGGCATAATCAAATCTCCTTTCTAAATTACAAAGGCCCGGAGATTATCCGGAACCTTTGCGTTAAATTAAAACTAAGCAGCTACTTCGGAGCCAACGGCCAACTGATACATACCAAAGCCGACATTATATCTGGCATCAACGCCATACAAGAATTGCTTTTTCATAAACACAGTGAAGTCATCAGGCTTATCAAGAGCTAAAAACTCGGGACGTTTCCGCATCTGCAAGATGATCGGCTTCAGCGGACGCTTAGTGCAGCAAATAAACCAGTTGTTAGTGTCGGACAGGTACGGATTGACTACCAGATTAGGGATAACACCTTTCAAGACGTTGTCCGCTCCATAGTTATCTTTATCAGCAAAAAGCAACTTGCGGCCGGGGATTTCCAGTTCAGGCGGTACAGCCAGGGTGTCGAAAACGATATTAAGCGCCCGCCCGGTGTATCCTTTTAGCCTGCGGCCAATAGCAAGAGCCGTTTGTAGGCCAGTAGCATCCAAGGCAAGAGTTAACTTATTGCTCTGGGTAGTACCGTCAGCCAACGGATGATCGGTATCAAAAAAGTATTGGCCATCAAAGCAAGTGTTAGAAAACCCGTTGCCGAGCAGCGTATATACAAGCTCGTCAGGGTGTGTCTTAGCGGCCATGCCCAAGTCTTGAATACGCGGCTTGATCTGGCCTAGTTTATTGTCCTCCATAGTGTTGCGATCAACTGGGATGGTAGACTCCCAGTCCTTGTTTTTGATAGTGAAGCTGAACTGTTTCAGCGCTTCCAAGGTGCGCTCGTCAACCCATTCTTTCATGCCGGGGACTTCAGCTACCCAGGAGTAAACCTCAGATTCAGTGGTAGATGGGGCTTCCATGGCAATCTTGTCCCACTCCGGCTTGGTATTTTCAAAGGTTTCATCGTAAATAGCCCGCAGGCCCTGGTAAGTTGCGACAAGGAAATCACTTGTTACTACAGCCATTATTATTTTCCTCCTTAGCTAGCTAGTTAGCTAGTTTTTAATTTGCTGGTAACTTCTAACCAAGCGGCGTAGATGTAAAGCTCATCAGTTGCCATCTGCCCGGCAGTAGGAGTTAAAATTAGTGTCAAACTGGACGGTGCAGCAGGTACGTCACCATGCGCAATAGTGCAGGTGTATTCGCTCAGGGTTGCCCCTTCGGTAACTTCCGGGTCAGTTCCGGCACAATCAGTATCACCGGCACCAAAATAAGCCTCATGGACAATTACCGGTGAATCATTAGCCCCGGCCATCCTGGCCAAAATATGGACCACACAGGCAGCCGCATCATCAATTCCGGGATCAGCAAAAGGAACGGTGACAGCGATAGGAGTTTGCGTACCATTTCCGTCCCAGGTTAAAACAACCTCTTTGTTGGCAAGCTGCTGAAATCCCGGAGTCGCACCACCGGCAGCATATTTTGTTAAGGCAGTTCCGTCTTCCAGGGTGAAGGAGTTCAGCGGTATGGGAATAATCTTCTGCGCTGAAATCAAGTCCTGGTAAATTTCCTGTAAAGCACCTTCAACGTCGGTTTCTGCCGTAAACGTACCAACATCAGCAATAGAGATAGAGCTTGCAGCATGAGCACCAGAAGTATCAGCAATATGAGTCGCTACATCTGTCTGCAATAGTGCTGGGTAGATATCCACCCAAACCTGGGTAGTTGATTCAAAATTAGCTATTACTCCACAGTAAATGTCGTTGGTAGTGGTTGCGGCTAGACCAACGGTATTGTCGTCAACGATAAAAACAGCGTCCCCGATGTTGGCTAACGTTGCTGCAGCTATAGTAAATAAGTATAATCCTTTACGCTCAACCCGGCATTTCAGACTGCCGTCACCGGTTACGCTCTCGTAGGCTACGCCAGCGAAGATTAACCCAGCTGTGTCTGCTCCAGAAATTAGGTATCCATCAGCGCCAACACATGCAGCAGCTCCTTTATAGACAGCACTGCCGCTTTTAACAGTCAAAGCGAGTAAATCGCCCTCTTTTTTCTTCCTATTTGTACCTGTAGTTAATGGCATTATTCCTTACCTCCTTGGGCTTTCATCCATTCAGGAGCGCCCTTCAACATTTGCTCCTCACTAAGCCCCAGCATTTTAGCAACCTCCATCTGAGATTCAGACAGCTTTGAAGTGTCCCCTGCTGCTCCACCGGCGTTAGAGTGTCCTCTTTCGTCGGGAATAACCTTGGGCAGTTCCTCGATGATAGGCCCAATAGCTTCAGGGTTTGCCATAAACAGCGGCTTAAATTTCTCAGACAGTGCAACTGTCATGCGACCTTCGGCAAAAGCCTTCTGAGAGATACTCTCCCATTTTACGGCTTTAGCTGCTTCGGCCAACAGAATATTGGTTTCGGACAGCTTTTTAATCTCTGCCTGAGCTGTAGTAAGCTGTTCGCCCATTGTCTTTACGGTCTCAGACAACTGCACAACCTCTGTATTGTCCTGCTTGTCAGGTGCAGGATTGTTGCTTACTGCAGCAATTGCAGCCAGTACTTCTGCCTCAGTAGCATTTTCACTTAACCCGAGGGCTTTGTAGTGTTCTGCTAAAAGTTTCACGTCTGTACCTCCTTTATTTTTATCCCGGTTGCCCCCGGGTTGGGTTTCTTTTAAAACAAAACCGAGGGTCTCCATGACTTCCTCGGATAAAAGAATCGGGTCCATGTTTTTAATGAACGGTCGGTTGGTTAAGGCACCCCCGAATAGAACGTTTTTATACGTCTGACCACTTTCAGGGTCTTCCCATTTTTCAAGAAATTCGGGACTAAAATAACGATATACACCATCCCTAATCAGCTGCTCGCCTTGATATGTCCATTGTATTTCGGCCATCATACTATAACCGTCGCCATCATCACGGGGTATTTTCCAGAGCTTTTTAAACCATCCCATAGCACCTTCTTCTGGCTTGTGTTCTTGGTCTACGGCAATATCAATACCTCTGACATTAGCGAAAAAATTAGCAACAAATCCGTCTATACTTGTTTCTGTTATCGAGAGAGGGCCATACAAAGGGTGCTCCCATTGACCTGTCCGCATAATCTCAACTACCGAAGTAGACGAGTACTGCATTCCGGACGGTGCAGGTGTAAGCATAGCCTCACCCAAAGCTATTAATCCATGAAACTTACCCATTCCCTCACTCGCCTTTACTGTAACTGTGTATCCTGCGCCCTCTACCGCTGTCCAGGCGCTTTCTTCGCATTTCGTCCTATCCTTGCCATCAACTAAGGCATTAAAAGCTTGCATCCATACTTCCTGGGCTTCTATTGGCAGTAGTCCCCTTACCTCTTCCGGTAGCTCGACAAGGTTAGTGTAGGCAGAAAATTCCTCAATAATAGGTTCCTCAGATTGTCCTGCCTTTGGCGAAGTTTTACCTCCGGCATAGGCACGGGCTTTTTTGTGTGCTTCTTCCTCGCTCATGCCTTTACGAATAAGCCAGGACTTCTTTGCCTTAAAGCGTTTACTTGAATTTTTACCATCAACATCTTTTCCCAAAATCTCACCTCCTCAAAGGAATATAAAATAATTTTATAGAATTACATTGGACAAGCTATTTCATAGAAAGGAGTAATATGATGACCAAAAAGAAGAATATAATCCAACTAGAATTTGGTGCCGATCAAAAAGGACGGGTTAAGCCAAAACAGAAAAAGGTTGATATAAGCATCCGACTTGACGAAGACATTGCTGCTGAGCTTTTTGGAGGCTATCCCTTCGACAAAATGACCAATGACGATAGGATAAGGCACCTTGCCCCATTAATCTGGAAGCAGCTTGATCGTGTACAAGAGCGCTGGCAGCGCCGCCCGGGCGGATCCCTTAATCCCAACAGGTGATTATTTTGCTATTAGATTTCCGTGTTTCTGCAGCAATTCATCTGGTGGCGGCTCAAATGTTATTTCGGGCTGCGGTTGCTCCTCCGGCATAACGTAGGCAAAAATGCACCTGCAATTATGATGCACCGGCGGCTTAAATCTCTTAGCCTCAGGCGTACCTGCCTTAAATATCATCCCGTCAAGCTTTTTGCACAAGGGACAGGTGCGCTTATCTAAAATGGCAGAATATTGGATTCTCTTTACTCCCTGCTCCTCGGCAACAAAATCCCTACCGCTATTTATCGCCCAGGCTGTCTGTACGGTTGCATGACCCTCGAGTTCCTTCTTCATATAGTCCTCGATGTTCTGCTTTGCAGCATTAACGGCATCCTTTGGCTTTTCTCCCGCCTCAACACTATTCAGCACATCAAAAACAACTTTAGCGCTCATAGCTGAAATTATCTTTTCTGTTATGGTTGCTGCACGGAGCCCGATTATCTGCTTGCTCAAATCCGGTACCCCAGGCTTTTCGGTTTCAAGTTCCCCCGCTGCCTGCTCTGTACCGAAAGCAAATAGCCCGGCAAGGTAGTCATTAATGAATTGTGCCAATGGTTCACTTTCCACCACTAACTGACTTACCTCTTCCCACTTACCTGCAGTTATTAGTGCGGCCAGTTGCGTTAAATACGGCGCAAACTGCTCACCAAGGATCTCCATGCCCTTTTTGACAAACTCTTCTTCTGAGGTGTCAAACTTTTGGTCTATTTCGGAAAGCTTGATTCTTTTTTCGTAAGCTGTTAAGTCCCTACGCCATACAGGTTCAGCAAATTTTTTTGTTCCACCACAGCTACAGCATTCACTTAATTCAAGAGTATACTGAACTTCGTTCCCCTCCTCGGTATGTTTCTCAAATCCATACTTCTCAGCTATATGGATTGATGCTTCATTGTCCGAATGAGTCGACCAATAGAATTTCTTTATCTCCGGGAACTTTTCAGGTATTTGCTTAATGGCCTTTTGTGTCAACTTATTAGCTAATCCCTGTCCTCTAAAATCAGTGTGGACAATTAAGTTTAGATAGGCCCTTTTGCCGATTAATCGACATTCAATGCAGCCCCCGATACTACTGTCCTGCTCATAAAAATATCTGTACTGCGAATCATCAAAAAACCAGCGAGGACCAATAGAATCCTTTTCTTTTGCGCTTAGTGACTTAATTAGAGCTTTAACTTTTTTAAAATCATCCGCTGAGTTCTCACTAAACCTAATTAACTCACTTGCCTTCACTGGTTCCTTCGGTGGCTTAGGAGGTATAAAAGCTTCTTGCTGCCCTCCCCGGATTGTTTCCTCATCAATCTCGGGCAACTCCATAAGTTCCCTCATATACTTTTCAAGCCCATCATCAGGGAGAATAATTCTTCCTTCGACAAGACTTTTGACGCCTTCGATAATTCCAGAGGTATTCCTACCGCCAACCTTCTCAAACCTCAGTTTCGGGTATCCCTCAACGTCCCAGTTATAATCAACCAACTGAGGTATAGCGTAACTGTTTACGGTATCACAAACATACTTAGCCTGAGAGTTTAGCGACATCAGAAAGAAGTCACTCTGGTCTTTGCCCAGGGCAAAACTGCCTACACTGCCAGTACCAAGCTGTAGGAATTGAGCCAGGGCAGCCTTGGCGATCATCTGATCTTGATACTGGATATAGGGCAAAACCTCAATAGCTACCCGCTTACCCTCGAACATTTCAAGAGTAAAGCCATGCGGCAACACAACACCGGCATCCTGCCCGGACCGTAGGTTACTGGTTATTTTTTGAGCTTCTTCCTTATCTCCTTCTTGCGGTGTTTCTGGTAGTTTAATAGCAGGAGTTCCTACGTGATTTTTTTCTATGCCGATGTTGGTTATTTTTAAGAGAAAATCCTTGATAAACCAGTGCTTATACGCCGCCCTCAGTACCGGTATGCCATGCAGCCGCCCGCCCTCTTTCCGATGGGTAAAAATTAGGCAGTTGTCCACCGGCATCTCAACAAAAGAAGCCCCTGCAACGTATTGCTCAACGTGCAGTGGTCCGCCTTTTTCGTCGTATTTGAAATCCTTAATTGTCTCATGTGGCCTCTCAGCAAATTTACGCCACTTAGCAAACCCCTTACTGTCCACCTCATAAACCTTTTCAAAAACGCTATGGCCGAAGCTGAACATCAGTAGTGCCAGTCGTAAAAAATCATCCCAGTGTACAGTCATACCTTTTGGTGGCCCTGAGAAAAGGTTTTCCTCGATGAATTCAGCTATTTGAACATCCTTAGGATTGTTTTTATTGTATGGTTCCACGTACCACCTAGTAGACCTGATCGGCAGTTCCAGGCAGTAAAGCAAAGCTTGTACCTGTGCATCTGACCGACGCATCTTGTCATAGGTTGTTATGCTATTCGGCCAGGTCAACAGGGAAAGGTATTCCGTATCTGACAGCCGGTTAAATAAGGACCTGCTTATTGAGCCTATTTCTTCTGCAAAGTTTTTTCTTGCCATTCTACCACCCCATACTTGCCGATTCGTTGCGCGGATTGTTTACGCCATCCAGTAAGTCTTTAGCCGGTATTCTATTCCCGGCCATCCTTGACAGGGCCTGCGTCAGAGTATCAACCTGATCTTTGTATGTTCCATTCGGGAAGTTGGTCATTTCCTCGACGAGGTCATTTACCCAGCCGTAGATCATCGGATGGGGCAAATAGACATTTCCTGCCTCTATCTGAGGCGATACGGCAAAGGCCCTGGCTTCTTTACTACCATCAGGCTTTACCTCAATTAGCCCGGTTATTTCACGTTTCAAGGCTGAGATAACCGCTGGCCCGTTTGCCTTATCCTCTACCAGTTTTGCCATAGCCTTAGGCCACTTTGCCGTTAATGTCCTGACTGCCTGTATCGTTTTTACAAAGTCAAGCTTATCCCTTATTTGGTCAAGTAGGTACTTATCAGCGCCTTTTCTGCCCCATGTTTGCCCGACCACATAAGCACTTATTTTTGTGTCCTTGAAGGCCATATCCCAGGACTGTATTTGTTCGTCAAAGCCAAGTGGTAGGTTCTCCGGATAAACTAAAATAAACTCACCATCCGGCAGCTTTACAGTAACCGGGGGTAAGTCCTGTCCAGACATCTGCCAGTATCTCCACCACTCGCGCTTTAATATATTGCCACCGGCAACACTGGGGCGTTGCTGCATAAGAGCGTTCCACTCATAACTGCCCATTGTCGCCTTCATTTTCAGAAGCTCTTTCAGTGGGTATTTATCAGGCCACAGCGGTTCCCCGGTCTCTCTATGATCGTCAGGATGTCTATTATCTTCGGCAATGGCCGGAAAATTTACTACGGTCCATTGGTCTGCATCCGGGCACTCTTGGGCAAGTTTTAATAATCTGCCCGCAAGGTCATCCTCATGCCAGCGCGTGAGGGTTATTAACACCCGAGCATCCTTTTCTAGGCGGGTGTAAAAAGTCGATGTGTACCAGTCCCATAGGCCTTTCCTGTATGTCGGAGATTCAGCCTCTGCCCTGTTTTTAATCGGGTCATCAATAATGCCAAAAACACAACCCATACCTGTTATGGCACCGCCAACACCTGCGCTTTTATAAACACCTCTATGGCCTACTATCTCAAAAATATCTGAATTTCTGAGATAGCTCCCCTTCGCTACGGTCCGAACATTTGAACCAAAAAGCCTTGTCTTTGGGAATAGTTCAAGGTATTTATCATCATCAATTATCCTCTGAGTATCCCGGTTCATCATGCTTGCCAGGTCAGCAGTGTAGCTTGTCGCTATGATGCTTGCATTTGGGTCTCTGCCTAAAATAAAGGCCGGAAGCCTGCGAGAAACAAGCTCTGACTTTCCATTCCTCGGGGGCATAAACACCATAAGCCTCTTTATATCCCCACTAACAAAACGGTCCAGGTAATCACAAAGTATACGGTGATGCCAGTTAACTTGATATTTCGGGTAAGTGTACGTCGTAAAATTAATTAACTTTTCGCGGGCCCTATCTTGTTTCTCTTCTTTGAGTAGTTTCTCAAGTTCTTGCTCCTCTTTTGGCGATAAGCTCATCAATTCTTACCTTCCGTTCTCCTGGTGTCAGGGTTACTTCATTCCTCTGTCCATCCGTATCACCGCTTTCTTTTAGCGCCTTTTTCTTGTCCAGTTCAAGCTTTTCTCTCCTAAGCTCCATATCTTGTATATCCATTTCCATTTTATGTTTTAGAGCTATCTTTTTTGTATACTCAGCCTGAACTTTGGTTAGTTCTCGCTCAATTTCTTGTATCTGGCCTAAGGTGGCTTGCTCCTCTTTGCTTACTTTATCTATATGGCCCATAGGACTTTCGCCCTTTTCGTACCTAAGTTTTACTACCGTATAGTCAAGTCCTGCAAGATTAGCTATTCGTTTCATCATACGCCTTTCGCGGATAGCCAAAAGCTGTATATCTACTTCCAATAATTTTATCTTGTCCTGAACCACTGATTTTACAAGTTCCTGCTCCTCATCGTCTAATTGATCCATCCAAATAGTTTCATATGCTCCATGGGTTAGAGCGTTCTTACTACCCAGTGGTGGCCCGGTACTCTTCCCCCCGTGAAACTTACATTTATCTTTACCGGGCTCCGCCTTCTTCTTGCAGCGCTCCCTGGTCTGTTTCGATTGAGCTGTACACTGACCTTCCCATCCATCAAGGTGGACCTTACAGAAGCGTTCACCATCCAAGGCTTTATTCTTGCACCTTTCACCAGACTTATGGCCGATAGCTTCGCACTGGCCGGGGAAGGGCTCCGGCTTTTCCTGCGTTGCAACGATCTCTGTAACGTTACATGTATCTGCGTTGCGTTGCATTGCATTATCGCCCTGCGTTGCAACGCGAACCCATCCTTCTCGGTTCTTTCGACTGCGGACAGTACCTTCTTTAAGGTCATACTTGGTTGCTAAATCCTTGAGCAATATATCTGTGCTTTTAAATTCTTCTCGGATTATTTTCCAGTCTACATCTGACATCACCTCACCTTCTCTCAGGATGCTTATGTCAAAAGAAAAAGAGCCCGGAGGCTCTTGTTTTCATAAACCTGGTATCACGTCTTTAAGCATTTTTGCCGCTTTATAAACTTTAGCCGACGTTGAATTATCAGCAAGGTACATTATACCATTCAAAGTTATGTTCATATTATCAATAAAACTATTAATTGGCGCCCTATTATTACCACCTCTGACAAAAACAACACCTTTTATTAATCCGGCGTCTTGCATCATTTCTAACGCATAGGACCATCTTTCCTTACTAATTCCTAAATTTTCATGCTTAATACTAGAAAAATCAGGATTGTTTTGATCAAGCGCTTCGTCCAAGACTTCAAGTATTTTATAAATAATTTCTTGCGTTTTCATATTCTTCTCACCCCCTCTCACCAACAACATTCGGCAAGAGGGTTGCATATCCTTTATTAATTTTCCGACAAATCCCAACAATATTTTACATAGTAAAACCGCCCTACTCAGGCGGCTCCATTTTCTTCTTCATCAATCTGTAATACTCATTCAGTACCGCATCAAGCATCTGACTTGCGGCCAAAACTTCCGGGTCAGCTAAACCTTTAGCCATACCTAATTCGTGTAGTTTTTGACGCAGTTCCTCAATTCTATTCAATATTTCCTTCAGTTCAGGCACTTTTTACCCTCCCATGGTATATGCCTTAGCTTTACCTCTGGGAAGTAAAATATACAAAGTCACCCTCAACAGGCGGCTTCTCATTTTCTTTTCTTCTTGCGTTGTTGCAGTTCAGCCAGTTCCTCAGACTTTGTTTTAACCATGATATTTTTATGCCAACCGGGTTCATATATCCACTCGCCGTTCACACAGCGAAAATCCTGCGGAAGAATTGGACTTACTTTCAAAGGGTCTGCACCAACAACCTTCCGCATCAAATTACCCCTCTACTCATAGTTTGCTTTCGTACGACAAGTTGAATCTTTTTTTCTGCCCTTTGAACAAAATTTTGAACGCTACCCTTATTGCAGCCCATATACCGCCCAGCCTGAGAGAAAGAAAACTTTTCTCCTCGAACAAGATAATATGCTTCCCTCTCCCGATCAGTTAGGGTGGCTAATAAATTTCCCAGTATTTCCTTGTCTTTATCGGAGAGTGGTTGAACTGCAGTTCTTTTAGTGGTTAAGTAGTTAGCCATATTCTGCATGTCTACTGGTATTTCCCGCTTATCCTTTGCCCATCTGGCGGTTGTCCACTTAGTACCCGGGATTCTCCCGGTTTCCATGATTCCGATGGACCAAATGGTGTCCGAAATCATACTATTACACTCCACCGGTACCACTTTGGCTGTACGCAAATTCCTAATCGACTGCTTGTACTCTTTTATTAATTCCTGCATCAAATCCACCCCCAAAAAAATATGTATTAGCCAGGTTAACGCCTGGCTTGTGTTGCTTATCAATCCTTATATTCTACTTCCTCGCAATCATCACAATGATTACACTCATAACTACAATCTCCTTCGTACTCTGCAATACCTTCTGCCTCATCACACCAGCAGTTATAGAGGTTGCACCATTTAGCCATTGTTTTAATCACCACCTCCGTCTCCGCCACTATCAAACCAACCGCCGCCATCACTATCTGAGCCACCAAAGAAGTCAAAGAAACTACACGACGATCCGCTATTACCTTTTAATTTTGATTTTCTGGACCTGCGGATTATCAATACGACAATCAAAAGCAGCACCAAACCCATTACCATCCAAAACATAACTTACCTCCTATTCCTCACCCTGGACGCTTTGGCCATCTTCCGCCTGCGCCTTTTAAGCCTGGCGATAACGCGTTTATTATTACGCTTGGCTTTAGCTACTGGCTTAGTCCTAGCCTTTCTTTTTACCGGCCTAATCATTTTATCAGGCGCAGGTAAATCGGTAAGAAAGGGTATACTAAACGCTTGCGGTATATATCCAGGAGAATATGCTCCAGTAATAAAGACACCAACTACATCCTGGGGCAATCTGCTTCCTCTTCCTGCTACCATACATGCTGTTGACATAACTCACGCCTCCCTTTTCCTCTCGCCTGACCAAAGCCTACTTCTCGGCCTATGCCAGCTATTCCGCCTAAAATTCCTAGCCGTTGACTTTCTGGCATCCTTGACGGTTTTGAAGTTGACCATGCGCCATAGCGGAGGGTTTTCAATATCTCGTATATCAGGGCCATAAAAACCCGGCAGGTCTGTTATACTAAGTTCTTCGATAAACTGCATTAGTCTCTTTTCCCTTACTTCCTGCTCCCGCACACATTCAAGAAGTATCTCGTAAAATCCCAGTTCACTTAGTTCCTGTTCTGAAAGCTGTGAAAGCATTAATATCGCTCCCCTGCCACTAACCTCAACAAGCTGCAACCCTTTCAACCTCCCTCTTGCCACCCCGCAAAATTATCGTCCTAACAGACAACACCCCTCGCTCAATCCTCAAAGCTGCAATATATCCACCACCCAAATGAAGCAGGGCCGTACCATTGCGCGAAAACTTTAGTCCTCCAGCGGATCTAATCGTGTCGTTAACCAGGTTAACCACCTTGTTGAGCAGCTTCTTGCGGTTCCTGTACCCCCCCGCTCACGGTAACGATTGTAAGCATGGTTTGTTAGCTCTACTTTATAGTTACGATAGTACACCCCGCCCCCTCCTTTGATAACTAATCACCAATCAACGGTTCCCAAACTATTTCACCCCAATCATCAACTACCTGGCAATCACGGCCAAACATAACGCCTTGTACGGCCATATCAGTTGCTTCTTCTTTATCCTCGGTAGCATGTAGGGTGGTATATTCTTCTTCTCCCAATAGAATTTCTATTAATTCTCTGACATAATACATGATTTATCACCTACCTCATAACCGCACCAAGAACATGATTCTCTGATCATGCCAGAATTACACCTTGGGCAAAGCTCTTCCTCCTTGGCCGCTACCATCAGGGAGGCGACAACCATGCCAAATATGCATCCTACAGCCAGTCCAATAGCTAATCCTAAACTAAAGGTCATTCAACCAACCTCCCAATAAAAACCTCAACTTTTACTCACCGCAATCGCGGCAAATGTGCCTGCGTATTTTGTACGCATAAATCCAAGTTCTTTAAGTATTTTCATGTAGGCCGTTAAGTGCATTTTTATATTTTCATGAATTCTATTGTCTGACTTAAGTTTTGTGATAGCCTTCTCAAAATGCGGCAAATCAGTTTCGTCAAATGTTGACTCATCGTTCATAAATAAATGTAATATAATTAAGTCTTCTGGTGATCCGTTATTAAAAGCTGGCTTCAACTGCTCATTTATGTCCTTCATGGAAAACATATTGTATTCTGGATTGTACCGCTTAACTATATCGTCAACGTAAAATCCACAGCAAAGACCATGTGTTGCTTGGCCGATTATATTTCCGTTTCTGTCGAGTATATTAATGCAATTACCCATCACTTACGCCTCCAGATAAATATTTCACTCCTAGGCTTTTCCTTGTCAACCTTCAATTCAGCCACCGGCACCGTCACCAGTTCCCCGTTATCGTCTACCAGAATGCCTGCCCTGACTAAGGCATCCATGAGAAACTTTGGTGCATAGTTGTCCTGTGGATCCCGGAGCCGATTAGTTTTGAAGTGGTGAATAAACTGTATAGTTGCCCGCTCAAACTGGGGCAGGCCAAAACATATAGCCAACTTAGAAATAGCGTCTGACAACTCATCTTTATACTTACCCTGCTTGCCCCAGTGCCAGTTTTTCCACTCATTCATTGACGGCGGCGAGAAAGGTATCTGAATCCACACGCCACCCGGGAAGAGCTTTGCATCCCACTGCGCCTGCGCTAAGGGAAGGGTTACGGGCTTAGATGCCCGTTTTCCCTTCTTAGTCTTACCAATCAACCGGTTATATTCCTTTAGGCTAAGATTAAGCCTGGTCATATAGCGTTTGTGGCAGCTTATCCGTAACAATATCAAGGCATTTCGGACAAATATCGCCGTTTAGGTTTGAGGGCAGTGAGTTTATTTCGTCGCATAAATCAAAGTATCCGGCAGCGTCAAGATATATTTCAGCGTCCTGCATAAGGATGTCTTTTGAAACCTCGGATAACCTGTCCCATGATCTGTCTCCCTTGTTATAAATCTCCCAGTACCTCTTTCCTACCAGTTCAATAATTTTCTTCTTCTTCTGCTCCGGCTTCATGGTCTACCTCCCGTCTACACTAATTTAAGTACCCTTGCCTGCCCCGTTTCCCGGTTAATGATGTGCAATTCAGTCTGCAGGTTCTTGACAACCAACCAGTTATCCGGGTTCAGCCTGCACTTTTTCATAACAGCCTTTTGCTTGGCTGTTGGGTTTTTGCCGTGTTTCATACAGCATTTTCCTCCTCTAATCCATCTTGTAGAATCCAAGCACCTTGTAGCTATCGGACTCCAAACTATCTAGCATGGCTTTCTGCGCTCTTGCCCTACTATTTCCCTGTCCACATTTAACCGGTGAAATCATATATCCCACACCGATCCATTTAGTTTTCTTGCGGCAGTATAAACCAGCATTTTTGATTGCTTCCAGCACCTTTATCTCACGTGTTTTAGGTAAACACAGAAACACACTGTCCATATTGGCAGTACCGCCATCCTCACCCTTAGCTGCTTCGACACCGGCATTTTTAGCCTTTATTAAGTCTTGCTCAAGTTTTTTATAGTCCATCGGAACACCACCTTAAAAATTAAACGCTATTTGCCTACTCTTTAATTCCTCTCTGTGCATGGCTATTTTGTGACGTTTCTTAATATCGTCTTTCCGCTTCGCCAACTCTGAGAGAGGTAAGCCTTGCATCCAGGTGTATTTTTCAGTTTCAAAACCTGCAGCTTTCCAGAACAGTTCCGGATGACGTTCAAGGAGTTCTACCCACTCGATCCTTCGCTGGAACGGGCAACAGTAGCAACCTGACCTGGAACGCCACTTATAAAATTCTGGAAGTCCTATTCCTGCTGAATTTAAAATCCTAACCACGTCGGCCCTACAGATTCCTTCGTCTTTGAGGGTGTATTGAGTTGTTACGTTTTTCGGCCACTTCCAACCCCGGATAGATTTTGATTCATCAGAAGTCAAACCGACGTGCATGATGACTTCGTCCTGTCCAAGATACTTGGACAGTGGCTCTATTTTGGTTTTACGAGTACACCATCTGGCTTTTGCGCTGGGCAGGAAGTTTCCCCACTTGCCCAACATGCCTTCAAAATTGCTTTTTAGGATGGTTATTTTTTCGACTACGCTTTCCAGTTTTGGCAGGTAAGCGTATGCTTCGGGAAGCTCTGCACCGTTATTCACGAAAACGAATTCAAACTTCTTTGCAGGATATTTTTCTTTCAGATAAACCGCTAAAGCTGAACTGTCTTTACCTAAACTAAGACTAACAACTTCTCTCACATACCCGCACCACTTTAGATAGATTAATCCTAAAGTGGGATTGGTACCGTATTACGTTGCCTACTACCAACTAAATAGTGGAGTCCCCAACCATGCTCAGTTTTACGTCTAGTCATATGGCACCCGGCGTATCTCCGGAATTTCTACGGATATCCTCCCGACAGAGGGTAGTTATCTATTGACCGATTAGTCTCAATATCCGTTTTCGACAACCCGCGTTAACGGGGTAACTGAGTTATGCGAGAGAAGAATAGGTTTTTGTTTTGCATAAGATCACCCTTCCTGGGTTTGACCGGCTCGGCACCGGTCGGCTATGTATTTTGATTAACCATACAGCAACCACTCCCGAACTCCTAAGGGAAAGCGTTTTACTTGCTTAGAATTGCGCTTTAACCTATGCCTTGGGAGCTTTCCGCCATTGAAATCTGACTCCCTAATCCCGTTGTCATACCGCCATTTCCGAAGGCATTGTTTGCTGCGCGTAAACCCTGCCTCGATATAGATTTTATATACTAGCTCGATTGGCAGTTTAAGGCCGGCTATGCGTTTTTCCTCGTCGGAATACTGATTACTGTATTTACTATATCCCATCACACCGCCCTCCTAACTTGGTCGACCAACCTAACAACGTCGCTGTATTTCTTGATCCCATACCTGCCAAGGATAATAAACAGCGTAGCGTAGTCATGACGTTTCATTTTCTTAATCCGCTGCGCCATTATCTCTTCAATTCTCAGACTTACGGCACCAGGGAAGGTTGTCCCGGTCTCTACGATAGCCTGTTCGATAAGCCTTATGGCCTCGCGTTTTACGCCTTTAACCATCGGCAGTCACCTTCCTCCTCGCGAGATATAGTTGGAGTTTGGCCAAAAGCCCTACGGGTGCAGATTCAAGTTTATCCAGCCTGACAGTATGGCTATTGATTATGGCCCGCTTAAATCCGCTATTTTCCTGCATCACTTCGAGGACACGCTCAATGGTTTCTTTTTCCTCAGTGAGTTTAAAAATTTCTTGATGCAAATGTGCAGCATACCTAGAAGTTACTAAAGCCAAATCTGTGACTGCTTTAACTTTCCGCTCCAAACGTTGGATGCGTGTTCTTCGCTTTTTCATCTCGTTTTCCCCTCCTGCTCATATTTACGAATATACCAGGTCCTCCTTCGCAGGCATTACCCATATTTCCTGATGACTCAATTCCCATACATCAAGCTTGCTCAATAGAAGTGTCCTAAGTATTTCTTCTGCTATGGCCCGTCCAGTCGCTGGAGGAACTGCATTGCCAATTTGTTCTCTATTTTTTGCGTCGGAATTTCCAGCTAATACTACCGGGCTACCGTCCGGCATATAGAGAGGAAAACCCTGCAAGGCCATCAGCTCCCAGGTTGTAAGCGGCCTATGCCAACTGCCATCTAGCGCAATTATTACCCAAACTCCGCCTTCATTGTCTGCAGGTATCCTTGGATCTGCTACTGCAGCAGATCCGGCATGAACATCAGCACTTGTAACTGTTTTGGCTGGTTCATCCCATGCCTGAACTCCGTAACTACCATTTCTACAAATACAACCAAGACGTGGGTCTGCAACCGCAGTAGGGCAATTGCTACTTGTTACTGATGCACTACCAGTAACTGACTGTGACGGTTCTTTCCAGTCAAGAACGCCCATAAGTCCAGGACTGCCTTTAAAATTCTTACCCAGGTCGCTATTCCTTCTTGGGTCCGATATTGAAATAGCCCCATTACTCGGATTCATTGCCCCGGTTACGGTCCTAGACGGTTCATCCCACTGGCTGATTCTGTATATGCCGGAGTGTGTACTGTCTTTAAATCCAGTTCGAGGATCCGCAATGGCCGGAGCACCACTCCCAAACCGGGTGCCAGTGACACACGGTCCCGGATCCTGCCACCTAACCACCTGATATACTCCTGGATGGCGATTATCTCTCTCTGTCAGTCTTGGATCTGCGATAGCTGAAGCCTGACTTCCTCCTACCCTGGCATTTCCGATAATTGCGCAAGATGGCTTTTCCCAATCAAGAACACCTAATGCAGCGTTTCTCGGAATATGCTCAAGCTTATATTCTTCAGGAGATATTTTCTCTAGATCCCGCCAATCTCCACCTGCCGGAATAAGCGCCAATCGCACCCAGGTTTTCCACTGCAGGCGTCTCATTCTATGCATCGGCCCACCTTTCGGGTCATCCGGCATCGGTAGTGAACCTAATATTTCACCGATTGACTTTACTCGCAATTTGGGCGGTTGGTAAACAAAGTTTTGCACCTTATCCGGACGTCTAGCTATTAGCAAATACCTTTTCCGGTGTTGCCCTAAGCCACCTAACTCCCCACAATCATGTAACGCTTCGTGAAAAACATACCCATGGGAACCTAATAACTGTTTGATTTGTTTCAGTAAACCGGCTCCCCTGGTAGTTATGCGCGGGACATTTTCTATCATGATTATTCCCGGTAAGTCATCTCGGAAAGCTTCAAGTGCCAGTCTAATTCCGCGAACAGTCAACCTGTTTAGGGCCTGATATTTTTCCGATTCAGATGATTTTTTAGGCAATAGCCCCGAGAAACCTTTGCACGGCGGACTGAGGAATAACGCATCTGGACATATACCTCTGGTAACCCTAATTAAATCCTCTGGCACTACTTCCTGCCAGTCTACTGGAGGCTCATGACCATGAAATGCCACATAATCTTCGCGACTAAAGAGGTCCATACAAAAGGCAGGGTTACCGGTAAACATCTCAAAATTTGTGCAGGCCAACGGGTCACAATCTACCCCACCTAAGCTGATGAAGCTAGCCCGGATGCCACGGTATTCGGTTTCAGCATTTTGAACTCCAAGTGCCAGTCCACCACTGCCGGAGAACATATGAAAATCTGTGAATGTGTATTCGATAGTGTTCACCTCCCCCTTCATGAGGTTATTTTGTTTTATTGAGCCGCTTCTGTAGCCTGATATCCACATCAGCTTCCAGCATGTACGGCTGACAAAGCTCAATTATCCTACTTGCAGCACGATCCCCGATTGCCTCGCCAACGTCCTCGACACTAAGGTTTGTAGTGATAACGGTTGGTAGGTTATGGTTAATTCTGTAGTTAAGTATCGTGAATAACTTACCCCTTGCCCACTCGGTATACTGGTGCGCTCCAAGGTCATCCAGGATTAACACCGCTACTTCCTTGGCCGTATCGATCAGATCCATTTCGCTGTATTCGCTGCCCTTATTGTAGGTGTCCTTAATCTGGTCAAGTAAATCAGGCACGACACAAAAAAGAGTGTTAATATTTTTTCTAAGCAACTCGTTAGCTATACAACAAGCTAAATAAGTTTTTCCTCTGCCCGTTAAGCCAGTTAGAATTAGTCCATCGGCCTGACCCTCAATAACATTTTTTGTAAAGGTTTTAGCCGCTTCAACTGCCTTCTTAGCCGCAAATATTTTATCGCCGTAGTAGCTAAAATTGAAATTTTCAAAGGTCTGTTTTAGCATGGATTTTGACATTTTGGAGTTCTTGAAACGGTTAATTATCTGCCGCCTAATCATGCATTCACAGCGTTTTGCCGTGTTGCCGTCTATTACGACAATGCCCCGATCTTGGCATATCTCGCACATATGATCACCCTAATTATTATAAAGTTGCCTAAGGAGTTCCTTTTCCTTGTCCACGTTTTTAGGATTACCCCAAGTATCTGCTTGGGGACTGGCCCTGGATTTGCTTTTATTATCTTGCTTCTTACTCTGACAATCTTTAAACTCTTTATCTCTCTCCTGAACCTCTTGCATTGTTCTGATATTGTTTTTAAGCCAGTCAAACAGAATACTGCTTATATAGCTAAACTTGAACTTACCTGCAAAAACAGCACGTCTTAGTGCCTCTAAAATAAGCTCGTTGGTTAGCTTGTCGTTATTAATCCATTCTGTTAGCTGAGTTATTTCCATCGGCCCAAGGGGTCTGGCAAATTCATTTTCAAAAATCGAATAAAGATTTTCGCATAATTTTCCGCTATCTGCTGTATCATCATTAATTTCTTTATCTTTCTTTAGATCTTTCTTTAGGCATGGCTCTAAGCCTTGTGTTTCGTGGCCTAGAGGCTGGTTTACCCTTGCACAATCGTGCAACCCTTGTATTGCACATATGTACAACCCTTGTATTGCACAATCGTGCAACCCCTGCACATCTATGCAATCCTTGTCCCATTCTGCAACCCTTGTATTATAGGTATAGGTAGGAGCCTTGCCCGGCTGATATGAAGTACGAATAATGACTTTACAGTTAACCAGCTGTTTAATTTGTCTGGAAATATATTGTTCGCTGGTACTACAAGCCTGGGCAAACTCCTTTAGGGATATTTGATCCTCTTTTTGTCCCCACCCATAAGTCCTGCGCCACAAGAAAAGACAAATGCCTTTCTGTATCCCGTTCAGCTTAGACATGGCCAGGGCTTCCAGGAGTAAATTTGCAATTTTTGTATACCCGTCGTCGGTATCGGCTTTGAAATTATCTCTGTCGCCCTTGGCCAATTACCACACCTACCCCGTGTAGATTTACGTGCCTTCTGCCATACCTATTTCGTCTCCCCAAGCATCCCAATTCGGCCTTCTGCTTCGGGCAAACAGCTCCAAAAACGGGCCACCTGGAACCATGCGTTCAGCTCTGTCATACTGCTCATCAGGCTTGGCGCTATGCTTTGTCCTCGGCGCTATTATTGCCCCTGGAATTCCCCTGTCCTTAATAAGAGAAGCACCCTTGCCCTTAGTACATACCAGAATTTCTTCCGAACATGAGCGGGTAGTTTTCCCGCCACCGATCTGATACACAAGTCGCTTCTTTCTTTCGTCCCATCGCGCCTTTACCCATGGTATTGCCGTAGAATACTTAAATCCCCAAGCTTTCATCACCGGCCAAGGATGCGTTTGTTTGATCGGGTGGGTGCTCCACAGCAACAGGATCGCGTCCTGTGCTGTGATAGATTTTACCCACTCGCCCAAACTGCAGATTTCTTGTAAAGACATAGTGTCGTAGTGCTTGCCGGATTTCCGCTGTTTTCCCTCGTATGCCGGGCTTAGCCTGGTGCCTTGGTCATTGTAACGCCACGGCGGATCCGCGATAATCAAGCGATACTTTTGCATCATCAATCCTCGTCTTTAATATTTTTCATGCGATCGACAATGTTTTTAATCTCAGCAAGATTATAAATAATAACCTCAACGTCCCATAGCTTAAAATCATCGTTATTGAGCCAATAATTATTCCACTTTATAATTTTTGCGCTTGGGAACGCTGTTTTTAACAGATAGTTTATTTTCTTCCTGTTTGTCGGAGTGTCAAGTAGAACGTACTCTCGATCACCTTTAACTAAAGTAAGTTCATAACCATCGTCAAGCAATTCATTTAATTTACTTCTGCGCTCCTGCTCCTCGGTGATAGGTTTTCTTGAGAAGGTGCTAACAGTGTTAAGGCTAAGGCAAAACCTTCCCTTGTAACCGTACGATCCGAAAGCATCATCCGTCACAAGATTAAAACCCTGCATGTTCCACCAGGCATATAATCCGTCGTGCATCTCTCGGAGTAATTCTTTAACCCCAGACACAGGGTTATTATCAGCCAGTTGTTGCTCTAACTCCTTAATTTTCCTATTAGCCTGTCTAATGCCGCCAAACATATCATCAATCCTGCTGGCGGCTTGCGAATCATATCCGAGGATTTTTGAAAATCCAGCAGTGTGGCTTTCCATGAGGCTTATAAGAGTATCTTTCATTTCCACCGACAACTCATCATTATTAAGCCATTCGTGAAGTTGTTTTGCTGCAAAAAACAGATCAGATATAGATTTAAGGCAAACAGCCTTGTTGTCTTCATTTAACACAACTAATTTTTCTTGTATTATTTCAGTCATTCCGCACCTCCAGGAGTTCCGAGTTTTGATGAATGTTGCCAATAACCTCAGAAACTTTTAACCAATATCCTAAATCCTTACGAAGCAATAATCCGTCAATTAGCCAGTCCACATAAAAACCAATGTGACCGCCAGTTCGCATGTCGTTATCGCGATATTCCCCAAACCTAATAACACCTATATAATTACTTCCAGGGTATGAAATAATATCATCCCTATACGCCTCTTTGTCGTGTTTATCAGTAAGACCAGTACATTGCATCACCACATACTGTTCACCAATTATTTTTCCGTTCGGGTCATACGCCTTCCTGATATGGTTACTCATGATCCCTGCCATTGAGATCGGCGAATCGACGATCATATGCTTTAGCTCAGTGTCCCATGCGCGATACTTAACTTCTCTGCCCATTTAACACCTCCGGAAACCCTTGAATTTTCTCCGGCCATTTAAGATTATCCTTAAGAAATACCGGTACCCCTGCCAATCTACATTGGTCAATAATATCCTGCACCCAACCAGAGGGCGGTAACTTTACTCCTGGTCCTGTTAGAGCACCAACGATAACCCAGTTGATACCGCCATATAAATTAGTTTCTGGGCAACCGCTTCCCAAGTGACACTCAGGAGTATCGTTTTTGTCGTTAGTACAAGTCCCATCATCAGTGTCGATAAATCTGCAAAACGGTATTGGCCTGAGATAATCACTTAAAGAAACTCTCCCTAAAAGAGGTTCTATTGATATAAATCTCACTTCCGTCTGTACCTGCAGCAGTTCCTGAATCCTGAAATCTTTGCTTTGTTCTTCAACAGTTACCCCGCACCAGCAATTGTCGGGAAACTCAAACTTTTTGTATCCCAAATGGTTCTTTGTCAGGAAAATAAACGTGAGCTGTGGACACTTCCTGATAGTATCTAATACGCTTTCGATAACTTCTTCTTTGTGAAATGTTAGATTATTTGGTCCCTTCCAGTTCCAGTCACCAAATAAATCCCCCATACTGCTCACGAATATTTTTGCTGGATTTTTTTTATCCAATGGTTCTATGATTCTTGCAGGATGAACCGTAGGATAAAAACCTCTAGGAAAAGCTTTCCCATCTGCAAACCTGGTCGCTATTCTTTTTGCGTAGCAATAGCTGCAGTTATGCAGGCAGCCGGTCACTGGGTTCCAGGTGTAGTCGCACCATTCAATTTTAGATTTATTCAAATGCTCTCACCACCTGTCCAATCAGATATAAGAACGCCACCGCCACAACCCCATACCCCACGGCCTTGGATGACGGCTTGTCCTCACCCTCAAGCCACTCCTGGGTTAATGTTATAAACCGATTAACCCTACTGACCAACTGCTTAGTTAGGGAGGCTTTCTGATAGCTTCTCCTGATCTGTAAACGGCAATGCATTAGTATCATCATCCTCCTCCTCCTGCTCAACATCCTCTAAACCAAATTCCAAGAGAGAAGGCTGGTTATGCTGCTCTATAGCCCGTGCAATCTTTCGCACATCCTCAGACCATAAACCATGCCGACGCACAACTGCAGCAAAATCCTCTATGTCGTGTGATACCTCATACCACACCGGATTTCCGTCTTTGTCATCGTCGGCCTTTCTCCCGCAGTGGCTAAGTTCGTGGTCTATTAGTGCTGTCTTCTGGTGTTGCTCTAATAAACGCCAAACCTTGCTATTAATCACAACACAAAAGTCATAGCCGGTGAGGTGCCTTTCCCGTGCAGTGACCTTTAGAGCTCTGCCCCAGGTGGTACGGTCTTTACTGCTCCAAGGTCCTTCCCGAAAAAGGTACTTAATTCTAGCCTCGGCCAGGTGCTTGTGATGCGCGCCTATGGTCCTATGCGCTAGTATTTCAACCTCATATGCATCATCAAATTCAATTAACGCCATCTAACTCACCTTCTTATGGTTTTTCGTAGGCGCCGCGTTCATCCTCCTCAGCGCCTTGTCAACCGAATATCCAGTCATTATGCTCAAATATAGAGCAAGATAATTAGCTTTCATCGTGCCACCTTCTTTAACCCATCAGTTACCCGACACATCATATTGGAGTCGTAATCAATAAGAACCTGCACTACCTGTCCGTTCCTTAGTTCAACTCCAATGCCGCAATTATTCTCAGCAAGAAGATTATTTATCCCAAGGGCAACCCTTTTCAGTTTTTCCTTGGCGGCATCAGTCTTTACATGCTCATCTGAAGTATCTTTATTGAACTGCTTGATAACATCCTTGACGGCTTTAATTAGCTGCTCACGGCTAAACTTTGCATAACCCTTAACTTTATTCTTCCTGCAACACTTCCTTAAATCGGTTAATGTCCAATCATCAACGGAAGGTATATTTAAAACGATTTCCTTCGTTGCAATTTCTGTCATAAATATTTTCACCCCTCATATCCATAGATAGGGGAATATTTTCCCAATAGGTCAGTTTAAAAAATTAGCCCGTTGGCGACTAACCAAGTCGCCGGGCTTGATATATACACAAAACAACGTGTATAATTATTCAGGATATTTATTTATGGGCGGGAGCTTGCGACTCCCGCCTTTCTTATGCCACGGTTACACTAACCCCATGGTCCTTACCTTCAAATAAAATCTTCTGCTCAAATACCGCCTGAGCTTCCTCGATGTGTGTAATAACCAGCGTTTTCTTAAATCTATCAGCCACAGCCTTTATAGCCTCCAGGACCAACCCTCTATGCTCTGCATCCTGACTACCAAGGCCCTCGTCAACCGTTAGCCACTCAATCTTTGCCCCGGCCCTCCGTGCTAAGAGCTCAGCCAGTGCAAACCGTATTGCAAAATCAATCCTAAGCTGCTCACCACCGCTAAAAGTTTCATATACTCTTTCACCGGCCCAGTCGCTAACTATAATGTCAAGAGTCTCAGAAACACCAGCCTTGCTCTTTAGCTCCCGCTGGGTCTCAAATCTCAGGGAGTGTTCGCCTTTACTCATCTGGCCTAAAATTTCGTTAGCTATCCGTTCAAGTTCCGGTACCGCATTTTCAATTATCAGTGCCGGGATCCCATCCCTGCCGAAAGCTTTGTATAACGTCTGCCACCTGGTTAATTCTTTGGCTAACGACTGCAGTTCTACGTTTAGCTTGTCTTGCTCAAGTTTATCCTGCTCCAATGCCTCCAGCTTCGCTTTTAAAGCACCTGAGCGATTATTTAATGAGTCTCTGTTAGTGTTTAGTGTTTGCAGTGCATCACCCAGTTTCCTTACCAATCCCTGCTTAACTGGCAGGCTTTTAATTTCATCCTCGATCTCAAAACTATCTACCACCAGACATGATCTTCTGAATGTTTTATCTGCTATTTCAGTAGTGATGGCTGCTATTTTTTCCTGAGCGTTTTCCTTGTTTTGCTTCTGAACCGGCAGTTCATCTTTCAGTTTCAACCACGGTTCAAGGTAGGTTAAAAGATTTCTTAAGTATGGCAGTCTCTTAAGTTCATCAGACAAGGCCGCAACCTTCTCATCAGCATCATTTTTCTTAATGTTCAACTGTTCTATGGCCTGTAGTAAGTCCTGCTCCTGCTCCCGAAGGTTGTTTAAGAGCTCTTCACTGCTGGCAAGTTTAGCTACCTTCTCAGCCTTGGTGGCCAATATCTTAACCTTTTCTTTTGTTGTTTTGTGGTCAGATACGTTATAGTTAAGTTCATCCATTTCTTTCTTGATGTCCGACACAACTTTATTCAGCCTCTGGCACTCCGACCAATCCAGCGCTTTTAATTCCTCTTGCGCCTCTGTCAACCGTGCCTTAGCTTTAACTGCATCGGCCAAAAACCTACAAGCAGCCTTTTCAGGGTCTATGCAGTTACTGTCGTTAAGTAGTGCTACTTTTACCTCGAGAGATTTTATTTCAGCATTTAGGATGTCTTCTTTATAGTGCATTGCGTTACTTTTGTCGGTAAAGCTATTCTTAGCTACCGTATATCGTAGCTTTAAAGCGGCATCCTTCTCGGCTAAAACGTCAAGTTCTTCTAATTTCTTAACCAAGGCTGGGTATTCTTCGGTTTCCTTTTTGAATGCCTCCAGGCTGGCAATAAGGTCTACGCCCTTCTTTATGCGTTCTTGTAGAGCTAATAGCTTGTCCTGGGTTGTTTTTATATTATCAGCAAGAGTGTATCTTTTATTGGCCAAGATGTTTAACTGAGGTTCCTTGACTTCTAGCAAGACAATCTGCTGCTTAGTTTGCTCATGTTTTTCTGCCTTAGCTAGTACCTCATCCTCCATGCTAATTGCAGTTATGGCCTGCCTAAGCTTTTTCTCTTGCTCCGACCTCTCTACGCCCTTAGTGAATATTTCATCATCCAAGGTTTTAACCTGTGCATTGATTTCATCAAACTTTATTTTTTTAGCTTCAACGTCCCTGACTGCGTTCTCAACTTCCTTTAGTTCAGACTCACCGGCGACAATATCAGCAGCAACCTTTTCTAGTTCTTTCTTGGTGTTCTTAATGTCACTTTCAATCTGAGGCAAAGCTCCAATCCTTATGTCCAGTTCTAATTTCTTAGCTTTTAGCTTCTCAATTTTGTTGGTGGCCGTTCTCTCATTCTCTCGGGATTTTTCCTGCAATCTCTCATAGATACTTAGTCCAAGAATCTGCCCAAGAACTAACTTCCGTTGACCTGCAGGCTTGTTGGTGAATTCATTCGCCCGTCCCTGCAATACCATTGACGAAGCAGTAAAAGTCTCAGCGTCTAAGCTTAAAAGTTCCCGTATTTTTTCGTCAGTTTCTCTGACAGTATCCCCGGTTAATTTTCCCCACTGCCCGTCTGGCAATAATCTCTGCAATTCCAACGTGCTTTTACCTCTACCCTTAGATGAACGTGTTCTGGTTACGCGATACACCTTATCCCTATGCTCAAATTCAAGGCTTACATAACAGTCCTGCTCTCCTGACTTAACCATGTCATCAATGCTGCAGTTTCTTTTTACCTCACCGAAAAGAGCAAATAACGGTGCTATGGTGAATAATGTGCTTTTGCCGATCCCGTTTACACCAACCACGGCAGCAAGATTTACGTTGTCAAGCCTCACGTCAACCTGTTTCAATGCCCCAAAGTTTCTGGCTTCAATTCTCAGCGGTATCACGCTACCACCTCCATTAAGCTGGCAGTCATGCTTTGCAAGGTGGTTATTTCCTCACTGGCAATACCTTGCTTTTCAGCCCATTTGGCCAGCGCCTCTATAGGTCCTAATGACTCGGTTACTTCCCTGTCCCTTGCCCGATCCTGCCTCTCGATATCGGCCTTTATCTCTGATACAAAGTAAGCGCCGCCCTTGTAAAGCGTGTGTTCGATAGCCTTACGGGAAAGGAGTTTAGCCTGCTCTTCCGTGCATCTGTACTTCAACCTAGTTATAGCTCCGGTAGTTGGAAATAATAGCAACTCCCCGAATCCTTCCTCGCTCATCCCTGCAAGTTCCCACTCCATAGCACTTTTAAGGTCACCGTACTGACTAAAATCAACTTCTAAAGTACAGTACCGCCTGGCAGGAGTTTCGATAAACCTTGAATCAAACCCATTGCCGTTGTGCTCATGTATCCAGAAGCCTGTTTTAATATGCTCGGAGTGGGAACTTAGCCGCTCCGGACTTCCGGAATAAAACACTGTTTCGCCTATCTGTTGCGGTCTGTGGATATGCCCCAAGCATGTCAGACTATATCCATTCACCGCCTCTTGCATCAGTACCGGTTCATTCTGCATCATTAAGTCTGTATATCCGGTATCTGCCCCCTGGTAGGCCATGTGTGTCAGTAGAATCGGCACTCCTCCGCACTGAGACCGCATCCCAATCGCTAATTGTGTTATTTTCCCCGTCATAATTCTGTGGATTTCAGCTGCAGACATAGTACGGTATTCCTCTTGTGTGACCAGGTTGGAACGGTTTAAACCGGGGATGCAGGCAATGTCCACTAAATGCTTTACTACCCTGGGAGTAGTCTCAATGCAAACCCTCGGTATTCGCATTTCCTTAATTAATTCATAGGCTGCCACTGCATCATGACTAGGTGTTCCGCTGATAGCTACAACATCTATTCCTGCAGCACTTACCTTCCTTAACCAGGCAACAAACGCCTTAATTTCCAGGCTAGCCCGGTCTAAAAATACCCTCGAATCCTTAAACGCATCACCGGCCACAAGAACCAGATCGCATTTTTCTTCAATAATTCGATCCGCTGTCCAGTCCATAGTTCTTGAAATATCATCAAACCGGCTTTCGGGACTAGGACCGGGGTAATTCATACCCCAGTGCATGTCCGCCAAATGTGCTATCCTCATGATGCGATCCTCCCGGCCCTGGCTTCCTTCTGACATTCAAGGCAGTACACTTTCCCGCCAAAGGTTCTTTCAGAATAATCCTTTATAGCCTCTGGAGTTCTCTTACCACTACCCTGTATTTCCTCGCCGCAATGCTGGCAGAAAATCATGCCAGCAAAGGGATCTTCACCTGCACCGCTACCTGAATAATTATCCCCGCTAGTATTACCGTCATAATCACTTGCCTTAATGTCAATGACTTTCCCAGTACCGCTATCACCGAACTCTGCGGCAGCTTGGTTATCCTCTTCCGTAGCGCCCAAAGGCATTTCTAAGCCACCACCGCCAAACAGATCATTCTGCGCCCGAACTGCCGCCATTGAAGAAAAACACTTACCTGTCGGGTCGTTAAAGTCAGGCTGAAAGTCAAATTTTGCTATGGCAAAAGGGTTTTTGGCCTCGTCCGGCAGGTAAGTGTTTTTCAGGGTCAAAGCCTTTCTGATAACTCGGTTCATTGCACCAGTGCTAGCTAAAGCCAGTTTATGCTTGCGCTTCTGCAGAAGATCCCGCCTAACGTAATCCTCTACCGTCATGCATTCCTTTTTCATCTTCTCTTGAAAGTCTTTGAATCGCGACTTTTTCTTATATTCCACATTCAGCTCTTCCTCAATTACTTCAAGGTCAAGCTCATACTCATCCGTAATAATTCTCCAGGATCCGTCTGCCTGACGAATGGCAGCTACCGCTTTATACACAACCCGCATTTTTTCTATGAGGGTATGGCAGCTTTTATCCGGGTGCCACTGAATGTTTGCGGCTGAAGCAACCTTGCTTAAAAACTGTGCTGAAGGAGCCATAGGCTTAACCCAAACCTTCTTTTCCTCTGTGCCAATATTTTTATTACTCTGAGCATAGAAGTCGCCGCCTTTTATGCCTTCCGGTATCACTATATCCAGTCTCGGTACATAAAGTTCTGATTGACTTGCAAAAGTCGTGGTCGGTAGAAGGATGTTAAATTTTTTATTCCTCAGTTCCTCCACCTTAGCGGTTAAATCAAAATCAGATCTAATGGCTACAGCAGTAGTTTCGCCCACTTAAACCGCCTCCCCGGCCATTAACGAAGCTACAACCCTGTAGACTTTGAGTTCGTTCTGTAATCTGTTTAATGCTGCCCTAGCAACACTAAGCGCACGTTCATCAGTAGCTAAAACCACTCTCTCCTCTTCCGTAGCCTGGAGAACCTGAGCCTGACGTTGCTCCGCATTTTTCCCGTCAATCTTTGTACTCAACTGTCCTAAAATAAGCCTAGCTTCGAGCTCAACTAAAGCGTTTTTAGCTGAAACCATATTTTCGTGAATCTCTATAACATCCTGCTCAGCTGCTTCGATAAGCGATGGCAGTTCCAATAAACGACCAATAACTAAAGTTTTATCCATGAGGATTCCTCCTTATATAAAATTGATACAGAGCGGGCAGGGATTTGCACCCTGCAAGCTATGGGATTCAGCCTGTCCTGGCGGCCCATTGCCAAATATCGTTTACCTATTCCGCCACCGCTCCGTAAACTATAAAATCTTTCCACATAAAGTGCAGTAGCTATAATCAGGTTCCATGACTGCCTCACCAGGAATGTAGCACCATTTTTCGTCTATAAACTTATCTGGATGAGGACAGTTAGTTTTAAACCTGCTGCAACGCTCCTTGCGCCGCTCTTGCTTATACTTACATTTCGGACAAGCAAGGAATTCAAACCCCATTACTAATCCTTCTTCAACAAAGACTTCGCGTTTCTTGTAATAAACATCCCCCTTAGAAAACTTTTTGCCGCAATGCGTGCAGCATCTTTTAAGTTTTCTTTTGACAACAAGGCGCTTCATTAAGCCACCTCGGAACTTTCAATAACCCAATAACCCTCCCAAAATACAAACTCGGTTCCCATAAACTTCTTTGAATACTCTTTGAATCCACCCTTGGCCTCACATTTCAACTCTCCCGGGATCTGCTCCAAATCCCTGAGAGACATGACATTGATAACCTTCCTGTTACCGCAAATTTCAGTATCAAGAACATTCATAACCTCATCCAGTTCAGTTAAGCCGTCCTGGATTTTATTAAGAGCGTCTGCAAGTTTACTCATCTTTGCAGCCCTCCTTTACCTCAAATGCGTAACACGGATAAGCTGCTCCAGATTGTAAATTTAGGCCGTGTTTAGTGCACTTGTACTTAAAGTTGCCTTTCTGAGTAACGCAAAACCTACAGTCAATACAAGCCAAATCTTTCGCCTCCCTTGACCACACCAACGCGACATGGTACAATATTCCTAACATTTTTCTACAGCCCCCATGCGGTTTGCCCGCTTGGAGGTTTTTTCTTTTTGCCGCTGAATCATCTTGTCCAACGGTAGCACCTTGGCGGCCAGTAACTTCATGGCCATGATAGACCTTTCCAGCCCCAGCAGCTCCTCCATGATATTTTCAAAGTCCGGCATTTCATCAGAGTCAATAATCCCGTCCTCTGCTATCTCAGTAAGCCTGTCGCGGATAAGCCTTACATCCGTGTGATTTTTCAATAGCCTTAGTACGGCCACTTCTAACTCTTTCTCCTCGACATCCTGAGCAAATTTTTGCCCAATTGGACAGTTTTTTGAGCAATGTTTTGCACAGAGGCTAGGCTGCTCGTATTCCTCGGCCATTTTTAATACCACTTCAGGCGGTATTGTGCTACTGCCGCCTTCATAGTTGATCAGTGTCCTTCTGCCTATATGAATCCTGAATGATGCGGCTTCCGCGCTCAATCCAGCTTTGTTTCGTGCAGCTTTGTACATTTCCTACACCCCCTTCCTCATGGTGTAATATACCTATAAAACAAATACTTGCTTGCTGACCGCAAACACCTCTGCGCTGGGTTCCCGCCCAGCCAAGGCCGACCGGCTACTTCCTCGGAACAAAAGACATACTTTTGTATTCAGCATAAATTTCCATCCTGCCCGGCAACTCGTAGTGATTGGCTACCACGAACCAAGCTGAAATTGCTCCCCGGAGTTCGCCCAGTGCGTGAATCCTGGGGCGTTCGGTATTACACTTAGCCCAGTCCTCAGCGCAGAGCATGATTACAAAATGGAGTTTGTCGAAAAGCTCTTTGTTATCTGGCAATGCTTGTCCCTCCTTTCTACCTAGCCAAGCGCAAAGGCTTTGCAGTAGCTATAGATTTTTTCTCCTGCTCAGCCATCCAAGCAATAAGAGACTCTTCGCGAAGCAGTATTTTTACGCCAAAGCGTGAACAAGGTATTTCACCTTTATTTATCAGTTCACGCAATTTTGTCTCACCTATAGCACCCTGAAAAAACTCTTTTGCTGCCGTTTTGACGGTGTATATATTTTGAGGCTTATGTTCCTGTGCTTCCGGCTTCGGCTCAGGTTTTGGTTCTGGGCGTTGAATCATTCGGCCACACTCTGGGCAGAATTTAGCTCTGTCCGGTACCTTAAAACCGCATTTGCACTTTAGCAATGTTCTCCCTCCTTTCGTGGCATACTATTATTGCTTGTCCTACCACCCCGCAAAGCATGACAAGAAACTTTTTAGTTTCGTTCTGAAGCTTTTCCCGCCCGGCAACGGCTTGTTGCGGGGTATATAAATAAACAGAACACAGTAGGTATACTCAGCCCCATCAGCTACGAACTGGCATTTAATGATTCTCTCTGGACGATCTTCCCTGAGCCAACCGGATACTAAAAATTCCAGCTCGGTATGATCGTTTGAGGCTAGTGTCTTAACGTCGTAATGCACCAGATTCACCTCCTAACGTCCCTCGGTTCCGGTTGATTGGTGCGTTTCGCAACAATCGTCATCAAAAAATTTTGTCCATTTAAATCCGAGAACTTTACCAATTGCCTTTGCTGCCGAAACGCTGGCATTCCTAAGACCTGTTTCTATTCCTGTATAGTAAGAACGGCTTATCCCTGCCATATCTGCAACCTGTTGCTGTGTTAAGTCGCCCCTAAGAACCATTAACCATTCGCGAGCTTTTATTTTCATAGATACCACCTTCTTAAAAAATTATGTTGCGTTTTGTGACTTCCTAATACTTATTATAATGTTGCGTTTCGTGACTGTCAAGCCTTTTTGTTGAGATTTGTGACAAATACTTTAAATGTTGCATTTTGAGACTATAATAATAGTGAGGTGAGATTAATGCGGTTAGGGGAAAGACTTACAAAGCTTAGAAATAATAAGGGGTTAACACAAAAAGAGTTATCACGCATATTCTCTATGTCAAGAAGCACATATGCCCAGTATGAAACTAATAACAGACAACCAGATTATGAAACTCTTTCGCGCATAGCAGATTACTATAGCGTAACTACTGATTATCTTTTGGGTAGAACAGATAATCCAAATCAACCCCAAAAACAAGATCCGCCTAACTACGATGAAATGGTTTTATCTGCCCCAACTCTCCCCGACGCTCTTAGTTTAGCTGCCGCATTAGAGGTTGAATATAACCTACCTAAAGAGTGGTTACATAAAGCCTGGGCCAAGGCAATAGAAAAGTTTGGCGTACCGAAGCCAGTAAAGTATTCAGATCCAGCTGCACATAATAACGGTTTACCGGGTACAGGAATTTTTAATAATAAGGAATGATGCGCTACGATAACACTCGACGATCTTTTTTTATTGGCAGAACAACTCGGTATAAATATTATTTGGGATAATCTTAAATTAATAAATCCGTCCTTTTTGGGTATGGCGGATGCGTCAATTAATACCGTTACTCTCGATGTGTCGCTGAAAAATAAGAACAGAGAATGTAAATGCGTATTTGCTGAAGAAATTGGACATATACTTTTCCCTCCTCGTCCAGGACACATAAGATACCATAGTAGAGGGTATTGGCAAATAGACAACCATGACAGGAGTTTAATGGGTGTTATAGTGGCTCAGGATGAAAGAAAAGCACTTGATTGGGCAACAAGCACACTTATGCCCGACAAAGAGTTTTGGAAGGCTAATAAAGAGTGTGGTATGGACAAGATATATTTATTGGCTGATTGGTTCGATGTAGAGCCATGGGTGATAAACCTGAAGATAGGTTATCTTAGACGAAAGCGCAAGGCAGCAGGGGAAAAATTAAAGTGGAGAGACATAATAAAACGAGAATAGAAATCAAGTAAAAGGCACCCATAACGGGTGATTTTGTATTTTCGGGGTGTTTCGACAAAATAATATTAAATTATGAACAGGAGGTTTTATTTTGAGCTTTAGAGAAAATATTCAGAAGTTATCAGTTCAAGTTATAGAACGCAAGAAGCATATCACAAATGAAGAAATGACTAAACAGGCTTTAATAATCCCGTTTCTTCAGGTGCTTGGATTTGATGTGTTTAATCCTCTAGAAGTAAAATCAGAATATGATGCTGATTTTGGAAAGAAAAAGGGCGAAAAGGTAGACTATGCTATTTTTAAAGATGACATGCCTATTATGTTTATTGAAGCCAAGACGGTAAATGAAAATCTTGAAAACCATGACGCACAGCTTTCTAGATATTTTAATACTACCCCCAATGTTAAGTTAGCCGTACTTACTAATGGCATGCAGTATAAATTTTTTACTGATCTTAAATCTAATAATATGATGGATGAAGATCCGTTTATTCAGTTAGATATAACTAATTTATCAGATAATGATATTGAAGTTTTATCTAAATTTAGGAAAGAATCTTTTGAAAAAGATGAACTCCTTAAGTATGCCGAGGATATTATTTATACCTCAACACTTAACAGTAAATTAAGAGAATTATTCAGGAATCCATCCGATGATTTTGTTAGGTATTTGATTAAGGATTTTAGTGATACCCGCATAACTGCCAATGTTGTGGACAGGTTTAGGCCTATTGTGAAAAAGGCTATATCTAATGCAGTTCTGGATATTGTCAGTCAGGGTTTACTGCAGCAGGGTGGGGATGCAGAAGAAGTTAAATCTGAGGAGAGTCAACCCGAAGACAACTGCACACATAAGCCCAAGAAGGAGATTATTACAACCGAGGAAGAATTGAGCGGATTTAGTATTGTTAAAGAAATATTGGCTGAAGCTGGCAAAGATTTGTCAGAGGTTAATTACAGAGATACAACCGCTTACTTCGGTATTTTTATAAAAAATGCATTAAGCTGGATTGTGCGCTTTAATTTTGATAGTAATAAAGGCAAGCATATACTAACTAAACTACCTCTGGAGAGGTCTAAAATGCTGGCCGCTAACTTTAACTGCGAAACCGCACCCAAGGGTCATGGTGAAAGCAGAATATACATAAATTCCATGATGATCTGAGAAATTTAAAAGAATTATTGGTTGAGTGTTTTGATATTGCTTTATAGATTATTTAATAATTGGCGGTGATGCCTTGGTTACCGTAACGCTATTTGGAATTATTCTAAATAGCTTATTTATTATATTAGCCACTTACTCCGTACTTATGAAAAACGCTGGGGATACAAAATTATATTTAATGCTGGCTATGATAAGTGTTGTAATAACTATTTTAAGCGCTCAATTATTCCACGTGAAATAATCCCGCCCCATGCCGGGTATAATTTTATTCCACATTGCAATTACCTGCTTGGCAGTATAAAATTACTGTCAACTAAAGCCGAAAGCCACCCCTTAACTTTGGCCGGTTAGGGTGGCTTTTAAATCTAAGCAGAAGGTTTAATTTCTGCCAGCTTTGCTTTTCATTTTAAGCAATAGCAGGCGAAAAGTCAATCCTTCTGTAATAGGGGGTTTGATAATGGGCACGGTAAAATATAACGAGAAAAAGAAATTCTACGAAGTAAGATACGATGCCCCACTTGACGGAGAGGGTAAGAGGGCACAGAAGTATAAGGGCGGGTTTAAGAAAAGGAAGGATGCCGATGCGTTTCTAGCTGAACAAACTGTTAGCCTTAATCACGGAACCTATATTGATCCGCAAAAAATGTTTATGTTTCAGTACCTCAATGACTGGCTAGAAGATAAAAAGCAAGGTATTTCACCCACCACATACAACGGCTATGAGATAAATATAAGGTGTCACATCAACCCTTATATCGGCGGTATCCGACTGCAGGACTTAAAGGCTACGCACATTAGAAAATTATACTCTCAGTTACAGCAAGAACGGGATATTAAGGTGGATGGAGAAAAGAGAAATTTTAAAGCACTTTCAGGCACATCTATTCAATATGTTCACCGTGTATTATCTAAGGCGTTGGAAGATGCGTACATGGAAGAAACTATTTTTAAAAACCCTGCCAAGCTGGTTAAGCCACCAGCAAAGGAAAAATTTGAGGCTGGCTTCTTGTCTGTAGATCAGATAAGGGAAATGCTAGTCAGATTTGAAGATGATAGTATGTACCTACCGGTATATTTGTCAGTTGTTTTAGGTGCTCGTCGCGGTGAAGTGCTGGGCCTGCAGTGGTCAAACATAGATTTTGATCATAAAGTTATCAAGATTCGCAACAACTACATTATGAATAATGGCAAGCCTGAATTAAGAGAAAAGACTAAAACTGATTCATCTACCAGGGATATAGTTGTCACGGATAGAATGATGAGAGCACTTAAAGACCACCGAAGAAAGCAAAAGGAAATGCGACTGCAACATGGAAAAATGTATCATGTTTCGGATTTTGTTTGTACCTGGCCGGATGGAAAGCCATTTAATCCGTCTCATGTATCCAGGGCATTCAGTTTGCGGATGGAAAAGTATGAACTACCGGTTATTCGATTCCATGATCTCAGGCACTCGAATGCCTCATTAATGTTATCCAGGAATGCCCCTATGAAAGGAGCAAGTGACCGACTGGGACATAGCACCATAACAATCACAAATGATTTTTATGGCCACATTGAGCGATCGGTACAGGAGGAAATAGCAAATATAATAGACCAAGCTATATGGGGCGAATAAGCCCTTATTTTTTTACCCATTTCACAACCTAAAAATAATGTGAAATGAATGTGAAATTACAGTGAAAAAGCCACCTTACTTTAGTTAAGTAAAGTGGCCTCTAGGTGGCGGAGAGACAGGGATTCGAACCCTGGAGACGCTGTTAACGTCTACTCGATTTCGAGTCGAGCAATTAGTTTATCATATATTATCATATCAATCACAAACCTAGATATAGCGGGTTTTTTAAAATTATTAGTATTATTTTTTTCATAAAATCTAATGAAAAAGTTTATATTTTGTGAAATACCTGTGAAATCAATTTAAGCTTTTAGTTTATCTATTAGATCAAGATCATATTGAGAGGGCATTATCTTGCACTTTAAACCATTCCAAGTAAATTCATTTGCTCCTCGGAGATGTTTAATGACTTTTACTTTCTCTACTTCGCTAATACTGCGGTTTTTGCGATAATGTTCGCATACCCAATGTTTTAGCGCTGTTCTTCTTTTCTTGCCTTCTGGTATATCTCTAAGTCTAAAAATTTCACGCGCACCAATTGGATCTGTTCTAAAAGATAAACCAGACCATCCCTCAAAAGATAGATAAACCGTCCAATTGTAATACCTAGAAAATTGCCAACCCAAAGACGCTCTTATCATATTAGAATCCTTTAAAATATTATCTTGGTTTAAATGCTTGTCAGTAGTTAAGCAAATCCAGTAACCAGGATTTTGAAACCCATAGCCTGCTTCTTTTGGTTTTATATTTTTATCTGGTACAAATCCAAAAATACTTTTAGCCGTTAAAATATTAGATTTATTGATATTTACATAACCGACATACATTTCTACCATTATCGGACAATATCTATTGATTAGTCCACGTACCTTTTTAGGGTTTGCTGTTCTATACCTTATTAATGAAAAATCATCCTCGTTATCTAATGAGTTAACAATTAGCTTTTGGTCAAAATGACAATTGAGATCAGACGGCAATACGTCCATAAAAACTAGGGAATTGTCATTAACTATATCATTTTTTAAAAATGTATCAAGGTACAGCATTGGTTCGGCCCCATCCCAGGCATTTACCTCTATTTTTTGCGATTTGCTGCCATGAATAGGCTTAATATCAGATAAGTTCATAAAAATTAATAAATTCTCAATGGCTTCATCAATGTTTTTTGGGTTCATTTATTATTACCTCCTTTTCTTTAGCCATTCATCAATAATTCTTCGTACTAACTCAGATACTTTTAATTTCTGTTTTCCAGCTTCTTCCTTTAATTTCTCATACCTTTCGTCGTCCATAAAAATACTCCGACGTTTCAATGTATTTCACCTCAAATAAATTATATATCGTTTAGGTATACATATCAATTGTTTACCAATAAAAATAGGTCGAAATAACCATCGACCTATTTTTATTGTATTTATTTTTTTTACTTACGACTATTGACGACGGGTGGCGACTATTATTTTTTCTTCCGTGACTCCTTGACCTCTGCTTGCCTTTCCTCCCGCCAAGCCTCATCCTGTAGTGTGATCCGTCTTTTGTTTTGTATATACTCAGTCACTTCTTTCCAATGCCGCCCAAACATTTTCGAACATTCAGACCGTCGATAACTCCGATCCTTAACTTGTTTAGGCGGTGCTGTCATGTGACAGATAAAAGCAGGTAGCGAATCAGCCCCTGGCAGCTCCATCTTGCAAGCAGCAACCCAACGCTTGGGTAGTTGCTCATATAGTTTTTTGGCTTCCAGCGGGTTAAGTTTCTCCGCATGGTCAGTAAAAGTTTTCTGCAGTTCCGTTTTGAAAAAGTTAAAGAACGGCCCACCGGCATAAATCCCGGCTTTGTATTTACCAAACTGTTCGGCTGAGTGGGCAAGAAAGATCATCTTATTCCGATACTTCCGGGCCTCCACTCCTATTTCCCCGTCCAGGAGTGGCCCGGTTCCCTCCAGGCAATTATGAGGCTCGTCAATGATGGTATAGAACGGCCTGCGCTTTTGTTGGGGAGTATCCAACCGGCTAAGAGTAGCAAGCCATATTTTAGCCATCAAAAATGATGCTACCCGGTTAACCCCGTCTTTGCCTAGTTCGGCCTTGGGGATGCGGAGCCCGACAAAGTACCCGCCTTCATCCATCATTTGCCGAAAATCAAGCGCAGGCTTGCCGTCCGGACGTAACTTCTCCGACTGCAGAAAAATATTAGCAAGCGTCCTTTTCCCGGCAAGTAGATTCAACCTGTCTAATATAGGCTGTACCAGGCTTTTGTCGGTGCCTTTAATAGCCTTGGCTTGCAGCTCCCGGAGTACGTCAACGACTTCCGACTGAGACTGGATAACCGGGTCTTGTAATAGTTCCTCTCGGTAAACCGGTGAGGACAAAGCCAGCACCACATCCAGCAGTCCCCGCTTAGGGTCTGTGAGTACACCCTTGCCCACCGGAGATAAGAAGTATTCCATCCGGTCGGAAAATTCGCTAGAAGCTAACTGGTTGATAAAGGTATATATGTAGTCGGTCATTCGCTCTGCTGCATCCAGCGCGGCAAGTTCGTCCTCCCCCGCCTGCATCCCGCGCAAAGCAACGTCAGTCAAGGTTAAAGGGATAGGCCAGTGTTTATTTCCAAAATCTAAGTCAAGAATTTTGTGATCTGGCATATCAGCCGGTAAAGCGTCTCTGACTGAGTTAATAGCATCACCATCGGCCATGTCGAAAAGGAATACCGTTCTGTTATTTTTAACACCTTCGACAGCAAGCACAATCCCCCTCCCTGTTTTCCCGCATCCCATATTTCCGTAGTCAATCTCTGTTTTGCACTCAATATCTGGGTCGCTGATAGGCAGTTTAGCCTCACGCGTAACACCCCGGTCTGTTACCCTGTCCAA